TATATTATCCTATAAAGAGAGTAATATTATATACTATATAACTTATTATATACTATATAACTTATTATATCCTATAAAGAGTAGTATATAGTATATACTTAGTATATAGTATATACTTAATATACATCCTATAAAGAGTAGTATTATATAATACTTATTACTTAATATTAGTATTATAATACTATAAAGAGAGTAATATTATATATCCTATAAAGAGAGTAATATTATATACTTAATACTTAGTATATCCTATAAAGAGTAGTATATAATTATTACTTAATATTAATAATTAATATTAATACTTATTAATAATTATTAAATAAATTATAATCGTTAATTTTCAACAATAATTATAATCCTAGTACTATATTCTAGCTAACTACTTAGTATGTTAAAAATACCCTCTATTTATTAACTGCGGAGGGTACGCAGTCTTTTTTTTAAGCATCCCAAGCACTCTCGATGAGAGGCTTAAAGATGGTTTGGTTTTCGAGGGAGAGTTCTACAACTCTCTTTTTCATGAGGCGGAGTGATGCCTCGGTTGAATTGAGGAGAATCTCATAAAGAGATGGGTCTCCTCCTCCAATAATCGCATCATGTTTTTCATGACGAACAATGATACGGATTTCTTGGAGATTTTTCAGCCATTTGCTGAGTGTGCTGACCGCTTTTTTGCACACTGTTTCAGAGAACTCTTGGTCCTCCTCTAAGTGTGCAGCTTTTTCGGTTGGGGAATAAGCACCCCAAGCACTATCAATAAGAGGCTTGAAGATGGTTTGGTCTTCAGGGGAGAGTTCTGCAACTTCCCTTTCAATGATGCGAAGAGAAGCATCGGTTGAAGGAACGAGAACCTCGTACAGAGAGGAGTCGGCTCCTCCCATAACCGCATCATGCTCTTCATAACGAGCAATGCTGCGAATGGATTGGATCTGTTTGATCCATTTAGTGAGGGTGCTGATGGCTCTCATTTGGTACATTGCTGCGACGAACTCTTGGTTCGTCTGAAAAGTTCTTTTCATGGTTTGATGTTTTTATGGTTAATGAATAGCACACTACTTATATACCTCGGTGTGCTTACGAGGTTTGTTGCTAACTACAGTGCAAAAGGTTTAATATAGCACACTATTATAACCGGTATGCTAGCGGATTAATGCTGCTCCTATTTGTATACCGCGGGAGTTACGCGGTTTTACCAAGATCATACCCCCATCAACGTTTTACACACCCGGTAAACACCAAGTGGTACGTCTGAGGGTCTTTTCCTAATCTTCAAACACCATAGCTTGTTAGCTAGGGTTTGAAAATTAGTTAATGGTTCTTGGTGTTTGGAAAACGCTATGGTTCTCTCAATGGGGACGCATTGATCCCCATTAAACTCTACCATAGTTTTCCCTGTATGGTCCATTTTTATCTTTGGACATTTATTAACAAACACTATCTCTCCACTAGGAAGAAGACAGTACTTGTTAACAAGGCTTTTCAAGCCTTTTAGCTGGCACACTACACTGATTGACTGTACTTTTACCATGGTTTAATCTCCTTCCAGAGCATGGCCTTATCTCGTTAAGGGTAACGCCCTTGCGGGGTGGTGAAAAAATAAATAGTGAAAACACTTTATATTTAAACTCTGAGTGTTACAGAGTACTTTTTTAACGTGAAAGTTACACGGTTGCACTTCATAAGAGAATCGAACTCTTATCTCTAGATAGACAATCTAGCGTCTTACCATTAGACGAATGAAGTATATTATAGCGTAATTCACAAGATTAACTTTCCTTTTAAACTTGAGAAGTTACGCTGTTAGTAATAAGCAATCTTGTCATTTCTTTCAAGATCACTCATTAAAAATTGAGTAAGCTTAGTGGACTAACTAAACACCATCTCCGGGCTATATGTGGAGCATCATCTCTCAGATGTCTGCATAACATATACCGTTAGTCATATGACTAGCTGGCTGCATCACAAGGCATTTCTCCTTGCTGCACTTGTAAGCCGTTAGCTTACTCAATAATTAGCATACTTTACCCGGTATGCTAGCGGGGTTTTTTACAAACCTTTGAGGTAGTTGTAAACTATTTCTGCAAAGGTTTTGGTAACAGACTCTACTGCTGACAAGTAGTCTGAAAGAGACGTTTCAGCAGAGAGTTTGACTCGACTTGAGTGCTCCCATTTGCCATGGTAAGCATATAGGAACACATACTTGGGTGTAAAACATACACCCAAGAGAAGATCAGGTCTTTTAAGGCTGGCATTGTCAAAGTTGGTAAAGTCAACTTTGTCAAAACCTTTACCATGAAATTCACGGCAAAAAGTTAAGCTCTCCATGAATTGCTCATAGAAAGCTTCAAAGGGTAAACTTGCTGCCAGTAACAAGTTTACACTGTCGAGTGAAGAGAGAAGATTCATAGTGATAAATTTTATGTTAATAAAACTTGAAAGACTTTTTAATTTCTTTCAAGCATAAAACAGCATATTCTTTATAACCTCTATATGCTAAAGAGGTTTGCAGCTAATTACACTGCAAAAAGTTTAATAACCAGTGTTCTCTTTGTTTCAAGAACATCTGGTTAAAACACTGCCTTAGTATCAAAATGACACTAAAGCAGTGGAGGACTTTATTTTTCCTATTCTTGTCCTCAAAAGAATAGGATACACCCAGTTTCTCTTGCTCGCACTACAAGATACTCCTGGGAAGTCTTAAAGAAAAAAAAGAAAAGTAATTAAATTAAAAACCATAAGAAGTAAAGTTGATAAATTAAAATAAACATAAAAGAAAATAGAGGTGCGAGTACTCTACTCCTTTATGTTTAGTTAAGCATACTATTTATATACCCTGATATGCAAGCAGGGTCAATACTACTCTTATTTATATACCGTGAGAGATTACACGGTTAGCGTACTATTATAACCGGTATGCTAGCGGTTAAACCATATGTGCTATTTAGCTACATATGGTCTAAAACGGACAAACTCAAACTTGCTGAGTTTTTGTCCGTTTGGAAGCACCTCCACAATCCTCTTGGTGGTGCTGCAAATACAAGTGATGTTTTTAGACTCCAGCAGATTGACCATTTGATATACCAAGGACATTTCGCCCATGACGTGGGCTACTAATGCCTCACTTCTCTCTGGCAAATGCCAAAGAATGTCAAAAATGGTTTTCTCTGCTAGTTGACGAACTCCTTCCTCGTCGAGCTCAGGGTCGACGTTTGGAAAAGAGAAGTCAATTATTGCCCGATAATCTCTTCGGGCAGCCATGATTTGTTTATCAGTCCATCCAGAGGAGGGGTGGTTACTGATGTTTAGTAAGTAGGGTTTTACAACTACTTCTTCTTTTTTGTGTGTCATATTCATAGTTTTATTGGTTTTTCAAAAGAATTAACAGCTCATTTATATAGCCCCAGCTGTCAAAGGGCTAGTGTTAACTATAAACGCCTCCTACTTATATACCGCGGGAGGTTACGCGATTTGTTTTAAGCATTCCAAGCTCTCTCAATGAGAGGCTTAAGAATTGCTTGTTTTTTGGGGGAGAGTTTTTTAACTCTTCTCTCAATGAGACGAAGAGTTGACTCTCCTTTTTCTACGATTTCGTCGTAGAAAAGAGAATCTTCCCCCATATAAGCTGCCTCATACTGCTCAGAACGAGCAATATTGAGACTGTTTTCGATGGCTTTGATCCACCGTGCTAATGCACTGGTGGATTTAATTTTTATTTTCATGGTCTGATTGTTTTTGGTTAATGAATAGCATACTATTATAACCGGTATGCAAGCGGTATAGCTAACTACACTGCAAAGGGTTTGATAGCATACTTTACCCGGTATGCTAGCGGAAAAAATTACACTGCAGAATAAGCTACAGCAATGCTGAGTTTATCTGCAAGTGTGGTATGATTATGTTTTTTCAGTACAGCAATCATACCAGTTGCTGTACTAAGCTCCATCTCTAGATACTCACGGTAGATGGAGCTATTGCTACCGTGATGGTTGTTGTCCCAATCGTCGGCTGCAATTTGCAACCGATTGATTTGGGTATTTATAATAGAGGCAATTGCCTCTTGATCTCCTTTGAGAATCATCTCAAGGAGATCTAAAATTTCTTTGTTCATCATAAGTTTAATTTTTTAATCGTTTCCTTTTTCTTTCAAAGAAACGAAGTTTCAGTATACTAGTTTATACTCCGGTATACCAGCAGAGTCATTACTGCACCTTATTATAACCGAGGTGTTACGGTAGCATACTTTACCCGGTATGCCAGCGGGGACATGCTAACTACAAAAGAGTAGTTAACATGTCGTTAAGGTCGGTGAAGGGGTATTCTCCTTCTACACGACCGTTGGAGTCTACGCTTCCAATGACTTTACCGTTGGTATCGGTAAAATCAAAGGGAGGGAGTACTCCTTGTTTAACTTGAGCCCGAAGGCTCAAAAATTGGAACTCATTCACCTCCAAATTCAAGGAGGGAATGAAGATGGTTTGAAAATTAAATTTCATACGTTTAAATCGTGCTATTATACCCCGGCACGGCGGGTTTGGTTAATAATATAGCATACTTTACCCGTTATGCCAGCGGGAATTTGCAAGGATAGGTGGGAATCGAACCCACTTTGCTGTTGTTACAGCAATCGCCATTTTCTACCCCGGATGTCCCTAGCCTCACCTCATACGAGTTCACAGCTAGGTAAGACAGTCTTTCCTGTCAGTCAGCGTTTTAATCTACGGGACACGCTCCCTTACTACTAAGCCCTTATTTAACACGACGTATCGAAACGTCTGCTTAGTAGTAGAAGCATGCTATTTATTGATCCCGGTATGCTAGCGGGATATGTTTTAGTGCTAACTACACTGCAAAGATGGTTTGATTTGGCTATTTTTAAATTGTTAATAAATTAAGGAGGTACTTAAAATCCTCCTCACTCATGTTTGTATGAGGGGAGTATTTTTTAACCTCCAGTGAGAAGAGAGCGCATGGATTTAGTCCAAGAAAAGGAACTAAATCTTTTTGATTATCTGAAACTACAAACGTAGTTTCATACTCTATTTGCCCCTCATCCAAATTGACGAGATGTTCTATCTCGTCTGGTAGTAATCCCCATTGATTAACCTCCAGAGTTGGAGTGTTAATTATGGGGATAATACATCCTTTGTAGGCGATGTATTTACCTACTAGGAAGTCGAGGGTAAAACCCTCTTTTAATATTTGTGAAACACTAGTTATTTTTATCATAGTGTTTAGATTTATAGTTATTAAATACCCTGTGCCATAAGCTGTTAATCAGGGTATATTTGCTAACGGATCTTGCGGACTTCGTTTCTAAACTCCTGCAAGTCGATGACTCTATAAAAGTCAAAGACTTTATCGGAGTTGAGACGAAGCTCAACAAGTTCGGGGAATCTCCCCGATAATCCATGAATGATTGCTGCTAATACCCATGCAGCATTGCTCATTCCTGGACTAATGATTACCATACGCTCCGCTCCGTTAAAATCGGTAGCGTATGGTCGCACCACGTCTAATACTTGTTGTTCGATGCCTGGTGCGTCCGCATCGAAAACATTTAATTGGACACCCACTTTGATGTGCTGTACTTGACCGAAGTATTGTTCGATCTTAGTGATAGCACTTTGGGACAGTGGGTGTCCAAAATTGAATACTTTTGTCATATAAGTTATTTTATAAGTTACAAGCTGCGAACCTCTTTACTAGACGCACTTTTGTGCCCTGGCAGAGACAGCCTGAGAAGATAACACATCTTCTTAACCTGTAGATTAACTACACGCTGCTTGTAACTTATAAACAGTAGTTCGCTATCCTCTAAACCGAGAAACTTGGATAGCTGAGTTTTTTGTATGGTACTACGAAAGTAGTTTACGGACTAATCCGTAATACCATACACCCATTACAGCAATGATAGCTGCAACAGTCGGATGGGAGGCTGCTCTTTCAAGCTCATAGAGCTTGTGACCCCATCCAGCAAAGGGGCCAAGTTTAGCAGACCAAGTATTAACGGTCGGGTGATTGATCACCTTTCCGTCTTTGGCTGCTAAACCAAGAGCTGTATGCAATTGTATTTCACATACAATTCCCATGAAGGATACATTGATGAGCACATCTCTGTATCCTTTAGAAGTCATACGATTTTTTACTCGTACAACTTCAGCAAGGGATTGTATGCGATTCATCGCATACATAACTTCCTCCTCGGTAGTGAAGATGAAAGAACATCTGATGATGTCTTTCAAGTCACTAATCTCGCAGCCGTCTGCTTTTGCTTTACGGCTGCAAGATTCCCATGTTTTCATGGGACCAGGGAGGAAGTTTCCTCCTAAAACAGAGCATACGCTGGCTGCGTAGCTCTGAAAATCTGTGTCTATCTGCTGGTAGATAGACAAGAAGATTTTTTTATCCACTCTTATTTATTTATTGAGTGGTTAATGGCTGAGGGGAGTACATCTATACTCTGCCAATGCTCCTGTTCAAAGGTGTCCAGTATCCTTTGCACCTACGCTATCTAGTAAATAGAATCACGGCATAGGTATATACGTTTTGTTGGGTAACTACAAAACGTATTAGAAAAAAGCTACACGAGTATGCGCTCGTGGTACGCAAGAGTGGACGTCACATTCTCTTTATTTAGTCCACCCAGTTGATACTCTCAAGTAGACGTTTGCGACATTGCCGCTTTACGTCTTTGTAGAGCTGTTTATCACCAGTAGCTTTCGCACTAGCTTTAATAGCTCTTACCTCATCTTTGAGAGTATCAGAAACCAAGTAAATCAGATGAGATTTACTTACTTGGTTTGCGTAGGCTGCAGTGGGAACTACTGCAATGTCGCATTTGCCACCCGTAAAACGGATTTCAAATTTAACATATTCAGCCCCACTTTCGTCATCAACACTACGCTTGTCAATGACTAGCCCTTTTTTTTCGAGTTGGCTAACGACAAAGGGCATGTCGTTAGTCAATAGGCGGTAATCCAAATCAATGACACTACCCTCGATAGCAGTGCCATCGTGTTCGCCCCCTGCGTATTGCAGAGAGTCTACTTTGGATACGGAAGAAAGAATCTTCCATACCGCCTTGTGTGCCATTTCTGTGCGAGAGGAAGTCGGTGGCACACCAAACCATACTGCAATTTCTCGCAGTCCTTCCTCAGCAGAATCGCTACAATGGATGCCATTGTCAATGACACCCACTGATTGGAAACGTTCTGCATAGACGTCTCCAATAAGTTTCTCCCGAAATGAATTGGGAGAAACTTTAGCTGTCCCCATGGCTTCGCGGATAGCCATGAGAACTTCAATATTGTCGCACTCGCACATATATGCGACAATATTTTTTCCAGTATAATATTTTACAAGCCCCTGGAAAAAAGGCTTGCCAGCAAATTGCTGGTAATGGCGTGCGATCCTGGACGAATCGCACACCATGTGCTTTTTCGCAAGCACACGCGCCCCCATAGAGGAGATAAATTCCTCTATAAGGGATTCTCTGCCAAACTCTACCGCGAGTGGTTTGGCGAGAACTAGAAACTTCATTATTTAATATATATATTAATTAATGAAGTAAAAAAAACAGTTGGAGGTCCCACACTCCGATTTCGTCATGGGCTAATCAGTTCGTATGACGATTGAACTGATACGTAGTTTATACTCCTCGTCAAGAGTTGTTTCAATGCTAACTACACTGCAAATGGTTAAAAATAAGCATACTATTTATTAATCCCGGTATGCCAGCGGGATAAAATTAAGCCATAGATCTCAGTAGATCATAGGCCTGTGAGGCCATGTCTACTGATGAGAAGGAGAATTGTACTCCGAAAGGGAGTACAGTATACTCCTTCCCTATTCTTGTTGCCCAGTCTATGGCAAACTGGGCAAGGTGGAGACCACCGCCCACGTAGACGGTAGTCCCCACCTGAATAAAGATTGGAGTCATAACAAGCATATTATTTATTACTCCCGATATGCTAGCGGGAGGGTTTATTAACAATTAATGGCTCATCTATTTGTATACCGCGGATAGCCTCTCGCGGTTAATGCTAACTACACTGCAAAGGGTTTGATAGAAACCAAGCGTTTTCTTTTTCTTTCAAAAAGGAACGCTTGGTTTCATTTCGGGAGTTAAATTAATATTAGAATCGTTATCACCCAAGAAGCTCTACTAAGAACGGTGATATGCCCTGTCGGATTCTTTATACATGTTGCCAAGTCAGAAGCAGCGCTTTCGGAGGCGAACAGTATAACCAGGGGTTTGATCTCTTCTCTAGCCAATTAAGGCATCAATTAAGGCGTAAGATCAACGCCTTTACTTTTTATGTTTCAATGCTAACTACACTGCAAATGGTTTAATATAACCAGCTGGAGATAAATATAAAGTATCTATCTTCAGCTGGTTATGATTTAGAGTTTACTCTCCCACATACTTTACCGCGTGGCACGGCTCTTCTTTCTCCAATAAGTATCCCCATTACCTTTGGGATTGGGACTTTATCGGACGGGCAGACTATGGAACCTGTGTTCCTCGTTGGTACGATATTCCCGTTTGTTACTCTCGATACTGATACTTGCCAGGTATCTTTTCGGGACGCCACTCCCTAGTATCTCTCTTTGTAACACTGCAAGGTGATTGTACCACTATCACCTTTAATAATTGTTACTACGCAGGAAATAGTAACAATGCACCAGCATCCCCTCACTCAGCCTGGTGCCGCACTTGGAGGACTCACCTCGTTTACATATAACTAGATGTTTCTAGCAGGTAAAGCTGCATCATCGTCATTATTGTAAACGTACTCTCGGTTTCCCTATAGTCTTATAAGACTACCCTTTTATTGGGAGAGTACCATAGGCTACATTGTTCGCTAACTATAATTACATGTCAACATGTATATAGTAGCCGGGTCGTTAGCCACAGGGAATTTCACCCCTCACCCGTTAAAAAATTTTCTTCTCTCTTTCAAAGAAAATTTTAGTTGAAAAATAGGAGGTAGTCTGGTCTACCTCCTTTTTTTTTGTTTCTTTTCCGGCAGCTTCTGCAAAACCAGAGAGGTGCCGTCTGCTAGGAGCTATGTGGGGAAGTTCATAGCCTTGAGGTCGTTTACCCAGATGACCTCAACGTTCAGTGCTGCAGCCATTTTTATGGCTTGCTGGCGCACTGCCCAGCTGCGAGCAGTATCGCAAACTACTGCCTTGTAGACGGGTGCTCGCTTCCCGTCTCCAATGGTGGCCTCTGTCCACAAATAACTGTTGTAGTTATGGTGGAGTTGTAGCATGGCCGCCACCTCACGATACTTAGTTACATAAACTAAGTTTTCGTGGGTTTTGTACATGCTGTACAACTTAGTAGAGTCGCCAAAGGGTACAGAACCCTTTTTACCATTGTTCGTCCAAGCGTCGTAGTTGTACGCTCTGAACAATGGTGTTCTGGCTTGATCTACTAAGAGACCAATACCAATGGATCTCTGTCCGCATTTGGACATAAAAGACCCATTGCCATTGGGCAGTAGTACCTCCGCACACTTCATTCGTGTGTCGGAGGCCTCCCATTTGGCACTTTCTTCCCCATTAAAAGTGCCAAATGCTCCCATCCACCGAACTATCGGCGGACAAGGAAGACTCTTCAACCCGTGTATTTTACGGGCTGAGTGACGGATCTCGCGATCCTTTTTCTTCCCTTCCATAATAGTTCGGGGATGGAAGGTGAACAATATGTAGTTATAACGGCTTACACCCCGTTTACTACTTTATGGTGGCAGTGCAACTACACTGCAAAAAATAACATACTATTTATATACCTCGGTATGTCAGCGAGGTCATTTCTTCTGCCTCCTATTTGTATACCACGGGAGGTTGCGTGGTTGTCATTCTATATTTATACTCCGGAATGACGCGGAGTTGAGGCTTATGTTAGAGGAACCAGTCTTCCCCTACATAAGCCTCGAGCTGCTCGATTAATTTTTCGAGCAGGGCCATGTAGGCGGGATCACCTACGTGACCCCGCATTTTATAATATTCAACCTGATAAAGGTTGAATATTAAATTGATTAAGCCCTTTGGGCTCATTTCAGTAATCACCATATCGAAAACCCCTTCCAGGGCTATGCCTTGTCTCGTCAAGGGTAACGCCCCTAATGGGGATTAAATAATACACCTTATTTATATACCGCCAGGTGTAGGCGGTCAATATTACTGCCTTCTACTTATATACCGCGGAAGGTAACGCGGTTTGTCATTCTATGTTTAGACTCCGGAATGACACGGAGTTTGAGACCTTTCACTACTTAACGAAAGGTCTCAAGATGTTGATAGCCTTTTCCAAGGCTACCAACAATTGAGCATCACCTACGTGGTGACGCTCGAGGGAGTAGAGCTCCTGGTCGTACATGTCGACCAGAAGATTAAATATTTCTTTAATCGTCATGATTCAAAACCCCTTCCAGGGTCACGCCTTGTCTCGTCAAGGGTAACGCCCCGTAAGGGGAATTAAAAAATAAGCATACTATTTATATACCTCGGTATGCTAGCGAGGTGCCGCATTCTAATTCATCTGACACCACGGCAAAATGTCAGATATACCCTCTATGAGGGAGCTATTATCCCCAGAGGGGATACCCGCAGGAATAACGCGGGAGTCTATGTTTTATACTCCGATAGACCAACGGAGTTTTAATATTAAAATCCTCCCCTAAGTGCTTCACGGCTTGAACCCAAGCAACTGTAGGGGAGGTTTGTTGATATTTTATTCTCCTTACCTGTCTTGCCGCTGCTCCAAATGGCCAGGGCATTGCAGTATAAGAGAGAATAAAATTAAATCCCTCCCCTAAGTGCTTTAGAGCCAATACACGGCATAGCAGCTGTAGGGGAGGTTAGGCTACTGCAAATGCAAGTAGCTTTGCAGCCCATAGGAGAATCGAACTCCTCTTTTCAGAATGAAAATCTGACGTCCTAACCGATAGACGAATGGGCTTTAAAATTTTTGCACTGGATCGTTTATGTGGTAACCACATTGATCCTAGGAAAAGCCACTCCGCTCCTCCTTTTTCCTACACTCTTACTTGATTTTTAGTAAGACGTGAGGTCATCGTTGAGTGCTCACCTGCGTGCCACAGGCTTCTTTCTTTTTACGGTATACTCCCAACGACGAGATATACCAACCTACATAACGTGTAGGAACGGATTGTTAGGGTGATCAACCCACGCCTAGTCAACTAGGCGATTCCCGCTCGTCAGCGGTGTGTCATCCCACAGATTACCAGTCGTCACTGGGTCTGTGTGGGCAGTTCATGAGAGGGCCTGTTAGGACACCTCACCCCGTAGGGTACTGCCGTAGTGAGTGCTCATTACTCCGTAGAGTAACTTCTTGCAACCCTTAGCTTAACTCCCACTACCGAGTTAAGTACCATGTCACCATGGCGGTTCATCGTACAGTTGAGGTTGACCTCACCCACTGTACAAGGGCTCCCCGAAGGGAAATTTCTCCACACCGAAGTGGAGGTCGGTTCTGTTCGTCCTACTTCCCGACTAGAGTAGGATAGCCTGTTCGCGCTCGACAGGTCTTCTTGCCGGGACAGATGCGCGAATATAGCCTAAGCTATACCTTTTCTCTGCCCCCAAATGCTAACTACGTTGCAAAATGGTTTATAAAAAGAAACCCCATTATAATAATGGGGTTGATCTTCGTGCTATTAACCCATAGCGCGGGGACCTGTATATTGCCTATATTTGGTCAGTATATATAGGCGTAAAAACCCTATTTAACTAGGGAAACCTTATACAGGTTTTTTCGTGAGGCCCTGTTTAACAGAGGCCTTGGATTCGCCCTTGCGGGCGACACGGTAGTAAAAGCCAGTTTCGTATTTTCCGGTCGGCTTTTCTGCTAACCAAAAAACAATACCCTCTCTGGTACACTTCCGGATTACTCCGGAGGCGTATGGAGTAGAGATCTTATTGCTCCAGTCGATGGTGGTTAGCCCACCCTCGACCCCTTGGAAAGGGTTTGCAAGGCTGGTGTACTTTGCCCCCTTGCCTTCTGAAGGAGGGGTTTCAAGTACGAAATAGCATGGTACCGTGACGAACTCCGCTTGTTTGCTTAATAGCTCGGCGGCGGAGGTCACGCCGAGGCTATTCATGAGGACCTTTAGTGAGTCCTCTGTCAATAAAATCCATCCGCTCCCTGAGCCGGTCTGGACTGCCTGGCGGAGCTCCGCCAGGACTTTTGAATAATTGATTTTCATTTTTTAGTTTTTAAAGTTTCCGATAGGCAATATGCCTACCGGGGGAGGAATCCTCCCAAAACTAAAGGGGGGTGGTTATAGGAGGTAATATCACTCCTTTTAAACTAAAATTCAATTTTAAATATCACTCCCCTTAAACTAAAATTCAATTTGCCTTTTAAACCCTCTAGCTTTCGATTTAAGACACTCTAATCATTGAGTAGTATATTTATATTACTTTGAATTTAAAATTGAAATTAGGCCTGTTTTTTAAAGAAATAAACCCATATAGATAAGGGTAGGGGGGGATAAAATAATTTTGAATAACAGGAGGGGGTAGGTTTTGACTATTTAAAATTTTTATATAATTTTTTGGAAAGAGTTTAACATAACTTTGTAGTTATAATTAACCAGAGTAACTAACTAATTATTTAAATTAACTAATATGGAAAAAGGAATTAAGTTTGATAAAAGAGAATCTATGGTTAAAGATTGTAAAATAGCTAGGTTTGGTAAATATAAACCAACAGAAATTATTGACAATCTAATCATAGAAACAGAACCTTTAACAAGCATAGATGAATTTACTTTTTATAAAATTTATTTAGAATTAAATAACATTATAAGATGGAAAAAAGTAGATAACAGAATTGTTGATATGAAAATATCACCCGCTCCATTAGAACTAATGGCATATATGATGACTCTTGATTTAGATTTTACTTTGATTTATAGAAACAAAGATTCTAAATTAATTGACATTGCAAATAAACTTAATAAAACACATACTAGTATTTATAATAGTATGACTAAACTTAGAAAAAGTGAATATTTAATTACTACTGAAGATGGTTTTTGTACACCTAATCAAGAATGTAAAGATTTAATGATTAAGACTAAAAAAGCCATCAAAGAGAAAGGACATTTAGCTTTTGATTTCTTATTTAAATTTTGTGTAAAATGAAAGAGAATTATGAAGCATTGATAAAACAAACTTCTGAAAAACTAAATATTAATTTCAATAAAGTAAAAAAAATAGTTAATGGACATTTTGATAATTTAGGAGATCTTCTTAATAAGCTCCCTTATGCTGATATTAGAATACCTAAATTTTGTGTATTTAGATTGCGCATAAGACGTTTAAATATGGCTTTTGAAAAAGGAAATCCAACTGGAGCAAGAATTATTAAAAAACTTAATAAAAACAGAGCTAAAGAAGACTGGTACTTATTTGATGATAATCCTATTATTAAAGAGTATATTGAAGATATGAATCAAAAAATTGGTCATATTACTAATTTTAAATTTGATAAACCAAATAGATTTAATAACTGCTAACTAATAACTAATTAACTATGAGTAAATTAAATAGACCTACGACAACTACAATGCGTAATAAAACAAGTGTAGTAGATAATGCTTTTAGAAATCAATCTAATACTAATCCTATTGAATCATGGATAGAAAGACAAGCTTATGTAGATCGTTGGAATCTTGAGTATGTTGGTAAAAAAGGTTTACATGATAAAGACTTAATTGAACATTTTAAAAAGATACAACTAGATGGTCAACACTTAATTATTCACATGTTTATGGAAAATGTTATTAAAGACGTTTACACTAATGAACAAGGACAAACTATGATTATACCAGGTATTAGTCAAATTGATGGACGTAAAAGAACTACTGATGTACCTCATTATATTGATACTCCTTTTCCTTTAATAGATAAAGGAGTAATTATGGCAATTAGTCCTTACGTTCAATTATATTACTATGAGTTAAAAGAAAAACTTGCTAAATATGATAAAGAAAAAGCAGATGCTGTAATTATTCCGGAAGTAGGTGATATTGTTTATACTAATCATTTCTTATTTAAAGATTCAAGATATTACCCTGATAAACAAGCTAAGACAGGTGATTTTGTCAGAAATCAAGAAGATATTAATCTATCTAATTTTGACTTTCTTTTTAAAGTGACTACTTATGAAATTGAAAGTATAGTTAAAAGAGATTGTCATGATAAAATGATGGACTCTCATGTTTCTATAACAGATAAGATTAAAAGTCTTCTATTAGCAAATAAACAGTCATGAAATATATACTAACAATTCTTTTTGTTCTTGCTTCTTGTTTAACACCTTTAGAAAAGTATAATAAAAGAAAAGAACGTGCTAAGCGTAAAATAGAAAGTATAGTAAACACTTTTCCTGAATTAAAACTAGTAAAAGATACGATTATTATAGTTAAAGATACTATAGTTAGAGATAAGCAAGTAGTAATAAATGACACTATAGTTACTAATACAATAACAATTGATACTGTGTTTAATACGCTTTATAAAGACACTGTATTTACTTTTTCTGATAAGTTTAATATAATTAAAGGCGTTATAGATATTAAGCAAGACGCTGTTAAAGTTAACATTACTAAGTATCCAGAAGTAATTTATAGAACAGATACTATTAACATTAAAGATACTCTTTATAGGGAGAAGATAGTTACTAATGTTAAAGAAGTTATTAACACTACTACTTCTTTTTCTTATTGGTTAACTAGTAATCTTAAAGCTTTAATAATACTGTTTATTTATTTACTTCTCTTTTTAATAATCTTGTACTTAATCTATAAGTATATAAAATAGTTTATATGAAGATAGGGAAATATGATTATAACTTAAAAAACATTAAGTCTTTTATACAAGCTAACATCAGAATGTTTGTTGAAAAACATGGTTTAGATTTTATAGGATTAGATCCTCACATACAAGAACAAATTACATTCAGAGAATCAGTAGCTAATAAAGAATGTTTAAAAAATGGTTACTGTAAATGTAATTGTATTTTACCTGATATGTTTTATGCTGATAAAACATGTGAAGATCAATGTTATCCTCCAATGCTAAATAAAAAAGAATGGGAAGAATTTAAAGATAAATTAAATAGACTAGAACTTACTTTAGATGAGAACTTATATAAATTTTGGTTAAAAAATATTAACAATATGGTTAAACTAGAATTTGAATCTGATTTAGGTGTTGTAGAATACGGTACACTTATTAATAAAGTTATTAAAGTAACTTCTAATGAAGATTATACAATTAAATCAATTAGTACTTCTTGTGGTTGTACTAAAGTTTATTATGACGAACCTTTTAGTTCTAAAAACGGTGTAATCTACGTAGAAATTGATACTCTTAAAAAAAGACCAAATGCTCAATTACATGTTTCAATTAGCATTACATGGTCTAATAATCAAATATCTTATATTGAATTTTACGGTTACAATTTGAAAGATGGACATAACGAAACTGATGAAAAGCAAAAAGGCAATTAATCCTTTTTTAGAATTAGTTAATTGCTTACATGAATGTTTTATAATTACTCAAATAGAACACTGGAAAGTAAAAGGACCTGGTTCTTATGCCGCTCATACAGCATTAGGTTCTTTTTATCAATTTATTCCAGACTTTTTAGATGGTTTAGTTGAATCTTATCAAGGTAGAACAAATGCTATACTTCCCTTTAATACTTGCTCTGATATTTGTTGTAAAACAGATAATTATCTTAATTACATCAAAACAAAAAAAGATATGATAGTAGCTAATCGCTACTATTATATACCTCAAGAATACACAGAATTACATAATGAATTAGATAATTTTCTAACACAAATGAATACTTTAATTTATAAACTAACTAACTTAGCTTAAGATGGGACTAGCTAATAAACTTTTTGAGGTTGTAGATGATGAACCTAGATACACACCATTACTTATTAATTTACCACAATTTAAAGCTTTATATAAAAAAGACAAATCCGAAACTAAACGAGTATATGCTCAACATTTAGCTTTTATATGGTTTTATTGTGATCCTAGATCTCCTTATAGAGACAGTGAAAATAGACTTGGTGATTCTGCTTTTGCTGCTTATGGTAAACGTAATGTTACTATTACTAAAGAATTACAAGATTGTATTGATGAATACATTAAAAGACAATCTACAGCTGAAACTAGAAGTTTAGATTCATCTCTTAAAATTTGTGATAATATGATAAAATCTCTTCAAACTAATGAAGAGAATAATAGTGAATACTACAGATTAATTAATGACATTGAAGCTAAACTAAGGGAAGAAGAGGATATAGATGAAAGATTTTCTTTAGCAAAACAAAAACTAGAAATAGAAGATGCTATTAATAAAAAGATTAAAGAAAGTGCTGATTTAATACCTAAACTAAATAAACTTGTAGAGTCTCTTCTTGACTTACGTAAAAAGATTAAAACTGTAGAACAAGATCTTGATACAGATACTAACACTGAAAGAATTGAAAACTATATAATTTACGATGTAATTTCCACTTTTAAATACAAGTAGTATGATTACTTATGATACAACGCATGCTTATAAAACTGAAGAAGAATATCAGCAAATGATTAAAGACTATGAAAATGGTACACTTAAACCAACGACTAAAGAAGGTCTTATTATAAACCCTAAAGTCGCTTATGAAGTAACTACTGAAGATATATTAAAATCTATTCCTTTTGATAAATTATCTAAAGCTGGTATTACTATTAACAGGTTTAGTATGATGAGTCCTGTTGATAATTTGATGTGGGATTATTTACATTTTGTAAATGTAGATGTATTTAGACCAGCAGGTTTAGCTTTTGAAAAAAGCATGAAAGAAGTAAAAGGTACTAATACTCCTCCTTCTTATACTAACTTCTTAAAAGGAACAAAAGCGTATAAAGACTTTTGGATGGAAGAAGGTAGGCGTATTATAGAAGGATATGAACCAATAGTAGATGGTAAACCTTGTGGATTACGTATTAGTGGTGAGTTTTACTTTTATTTAAATTACGGTTGGATAAAAAAAGTAGAAATAACTGAAAACGAAACAATAGATAGATCAGGTATTCCTGAGTTTTTAGCAATGGATTATTATTTTTTTAAAGAGCTAGAAGCTAGAGAAAATCCTAAACGTTATGGTTTACCTAGAGAATTTAAACAATCAATGATTGTAGCTAAATCAAGACGTAAAGGTTTTTCATATAAAGCAGGAGCAGGTGCTGCATGGATTGCAGCATTTAGGAATAATGCGGGTGTTATAATTGCTTCTGCTACTGGTGAAGATGCTGCTCTTTGTTTTGATAAAGCTGCTGATGTAATAGATCATTTAAGTAGATATACTCCTTTTGGAAGAGAAGAGATAGGTCTAGCTAAAAATAATGGAGGTTGGAAACATTATCCTTTAAGTAGAACAACAGATTCTGGTTATTTAGAATTAAGTTTAATTAATACAAGAACTGGTGAAAGAAGAGGTAGAGGATCTTTTATTCAAACTGTATCATTGTATAATAATAATGATGGAATAGCTGGTCATGGTCTAGCTAGAGTTTATATTGAAGAAGCTGGTAAAATAACTAATTTAATGCCTGCTTGGACTATTACTAAAGAATCATTAAGAGTAGGTTCTGTATATCGTGACGGTATAGCTGTAGTGTTTGGTACAGGAGGTGAAATGGTAGCTTCTAGTGGTAAAAAAGGTTCTTCACAAGATTTTAGTATGTTATTTAACAGACCTGAAGCAAATGGTTTTGCTGCTTATAGAAATATTTATGAATATAGAGAAACAGAAAATCCTTGTGGATATTTTGTATCAGATATGTGGTCTAATTTTGGTTCTTATATAGTTTTAGATGGAGTTAAATATAAAGGTTTAGATAATAAAGGTAATGCTTTCTTTTGGGTAGCAGAAGCTGCTTTAGATCAAGAAAGAAATAGTAAAAAACCTCCTAAAGATACTAAGCAGAATTATGAAATGTTTCTTACACAACGATGTAAAACACCCAATGAAGCTTTCTTAATAACTAAAGGTTCAAGATTTCAAACTGAAGAATTAATACAAAGAAGTATTACTATTTCTAGTTCTAAATCTGGTTTTGAAGGTTTAAGAATACCTGGAGAATTAGTTGAAATTAATGGAGTTGTTGAATTTATTCCTAAACCTGATTTACAACCAATAACTACAACAACTGTAGATATTACCAATAGAGAAGGATGTTTATTACGTTATGAAGCACCTATTAAAATAAAAGGTGCAATACCTGATGATGCTTATATTATTTCAGTAGACCCTATTGGTATTAATACTAATAGCGGTAAATCTTTAATTGGTATTATAGTGTATAAAACCAACAAGTATAGTCATTATATGGGTGAAGAAAAAATAGTTGCTACTTATTGGGGTAGAAAACAAATTAATCCACAAGATTATATGCACTCTTTATTATACAAATTATCTAAGTATTACAATGCTAGGATAACATTTGAAAACGATAGAGATGGTGGTATATTTCAATATTTTTTAAAGATTAACGCTTTAAATAGATTAATGCCTACTCCTGTTTTAAGTATGAATAAGTTTATACCTGGTGCTAAAAGTACTTTAAGACAATATGGTCATTCTTGTTCTACAATTAAACATAAAGAACTAGGAGAGAATTTAATATATGAATGGTTAAGTAAAAGAGGATCAAGAAAAAACTATTTTGACGATGAAACTGGTGAAAAAATAGTAGAAGAAGGATCTACTAATTTAGATAGACTTGAAGATCAATTATTAATAGAACAATTAATAAATTACGATAGAGATGGTAATTATGATGCTGTTTCTACTTTAATGGGTATAATGTTTCAATTACAAGAATTATATACTGAGGAAGAAGAAGAAATTAGTTATAATACTTCATTAGAATTAATGCAATTTTATGCGTCAATCTATGGAAAGCAATCAACTAACCATAAGTCAATTTTTGAATATAATGACGATAATGATGAATTATGATATTACACCATAATCAAAAACTTTCTACGGCAGAGAAAGATGAAGAATGGCGTAAGAGAGTTATGGATTATTTCTGTAATTTAGCTGACGATTTTTATATTGATTGGTATAGGATGGAAGAGAATTATGCTCTTAAAAACAATCAATTAAATAAAGAAGAATACAGAGCTATATGTAAAGGTTTAGGTTCTGCTGAAAAAGTAGATTACTATATTAATGCTTATAATCAAACTCATAATGTTATTGAAGCATACAAAGGTGAAGAGTTATCTAGACCATTTGCTTTTGACATTACTAATATGTCTCCTCACGTTGCTAATCGAATAGAGCGTAATAAAAGAAGAGACATTGAAGAATTAATAGAAACTATATTCTCAATAGAATTAAAAAGACATGAACTCCTTACATATATAGAACTAGAGCATAAATTAAGTAGAATTAATCCTAAAGAAGCTCAGCAATTACAACAACAAGTAATAGAAAACTACAATAAATTATATAACGATTTACCTACTATACAAGATATTTATGATAAATATGAAAACATTAGTACAATTGAAGAAATAACTATGCGTAAAATAATGAGAATGATGGTTCAAAAGCTTAATATAAAGTATGTTAAAAATAAAACTTTTGAAGATGCTTTACTTGCTGGAATTGAAGTTGTAGAAGTATATCAAGAAAGAGAAGGCGAATTGCCTAAGATTAAAGAGATTAATCCTCTTAATCTCTTTTATGAAAAGAGTCCTGATGTTCAATTTTTACACAAAAGTGATTATGTAGGTTATAAAGAATATATTACTTTAGGTCAAGCTCTTGATAGATATGGTGAAAAATTAAGTGAAGAAGATTATATCAAATTAACAAGTACAGGGTATCATCACGGTATAACTGGTTTAAATCATCCTTTTCAAACTAATAGACAAGCTCCTAGTGAATGGAAAGAAGTACAAAAATTAGGTAGATTTCCTAGCGGTAGATTAATAGAAGCTGAAGATTATTTCATTTTAGATCAAAAATATGGTGGACCAACTAATGGTTATATATCAAGTAAGTATTTTAGTTCTTTAGGATTACATGCTAGTGAAAATAGAAGAAACTATGCTGACTATGTAGATGTATATACTGTTTATTGGAAAAGCTATCGTAAACTAGGTGCTTTGGATTTTATTAATCAAGATGGAGAATTAGAAACTACATTAGTTGATGAATATTTTATTATACCTAAAGATGCTAAAAAAATAACTGTAGATAGTGATAATTTAACTAAAAAACGTACTAAATATGAGTGGTGGGATGATGATAGAAAAATGTCTCTTGAATGGATATGGATACCTGAAGTATGGAAAGGTATTAGAATAGGTTCTGATATTTATGTAGAAATAGGTCCTGTTTCTCATGCTTATCAAAGTTTACTAAACCCTTATGAGGTAAAACTTCCTATTCATGGTGTTATTTATAACAATAGAAATAGTTTTCCAGTATCACCTATGGATAGAATGAAACCTTGGCAAAAAATCTATTATATCATTATGGCTCGAATGTTGAAGCTTTTAGCTCAAGATAGAGGTGTTTGGACATTTTTAAATACTCATCTTTTTGATGCTAAATTAGGTGTAGAAAAAACTATGCAAATTGCTGAAGATAATTCTGTATTAACTTACAATCCTTTTAGTAATTCTAAAGGAGCTGGACAAATAGGTTTAACAAACACAATGAAAGTCGCTGAAACTTTAAATTTAAGTAACGCAAATCTTATACAATATTATGTACAAATTCTTCAGTTTGTTGAAAGTAATATTCAAAAAGCTGTTGGTATGAATCCTCAGAGATTAGCACAAACTAATCCTAGATTAACAGCTAGTGATAATTATAGAGAAACAGTCCACTCTATTAACATGAGTGAATCAATGCACGCTACTCATGATTTGCTATGGCAAGAAATATTACAAACATTAATGGAAATGACTTTAAATGTTCTTTCTGGTAACAGTAATCTTATTAGGGGTTTGTTAAATGATGACGAAAAAACTATTGTAGATTTAGGCATGGTAACATTAGAAGATAATTTTGTACTTAAAGTAGCTGATAATTCTAAAGCTTATAAAATATTAGAACAATCACAACAATTAACACATGCTTTAATACAAAATGATAAAGCTGATTTTGCTACTTTATTAGATATGATGAGTGTTGAAAGTTTAACTGAATTAAAACAAATGGTTAAAAAAGTTGAAGAAGATTTCCAGAAAAGAATTGAAAGACAACAACAATCTCAACAAGAACATGAACAACAGATGTTACAAATGCAATTACAAGCTAAAGAAGATGAGCAAATTTCTAGACTTGATGAAAGCTTCTTGAAAGGATTTATGAAATTTAAAACAGAAGAAATGAGAGCTCAATATCAGAATATATCTTTTGATAATGAAAAAGATTATAATAAAGATGGTATTCCGGATTATTACCAATTAGCTCAATTACAACAAAGAATTGAAAATGAAACTGCTAAAAACGTTTTAAAGTCTAAAGAACTTGAACACAAAAAAGAAGAAATGGAATTAAAAGCAAAGTATAAAAAAGAAGAATTAGCTTTAAAAGATAAACATAAAGAAATGGATTATCTATTAAAGTCAAGAATTGAAAAAATGAAAAAAGAAATTAAAGAGAAACAAACTAGACGCAAATAGTTAATTAACTAAACTAACTAAACTAACTAAACTATGACAACTACTGAATTGATTTTAAAAGCTGTTAATCAACTAGCTAATACAGTTAAATTAACTCTTGGTGCTAAAGGTAGAACAGTACTTTATAATACTGAAGAAAATAAACCTCATATTACTAAGGATGGTGTTTCTGTAGCTAGACATGTTTCTAGTAATGATAGCTATGAAGCAATGGTAATGACAGTTCTTAAAGAAGCAGCTGTTAAAACAATGCTTTCTTCAGGAGATGGTACTACAACAACTATGATTTTGGCTCAATACTTAATTAATAAAGGTTTTGATTTGTTAGCTGAAGGTTATTCTTTTTATCAATTAGCTAAAGAATTTGATAAAGCTCTTAATGATATTATTACTACTATTAAAACTAAGTATACTAAAAGTATTGAATCTAATACTGAACTATTAAAAGAAGTAGCTTCTATTTCAGCTAACGATGAAAAGATTGGTGAGTTCATTTATGACATTATAAAAGAAATTGGTATATATGGAGATATAGAAGTAAAAACTTCACCAAGAAATGAAACTGTAGTAGTTAAAACTGCAGGTATGAAATTACATAGAGGTTGGTTAGAAGGTTTTATGGTTAATGACGCTAAAGAAATGGTTTACAGAGCTACTAATGTAAATATTCTAATTCTAAATGATGAAATTCACGCTCTATCAGATATCGAGTATTATTTAAAAGCTTGTTTAGGTTCTAACCTTTTAATATTCTGTAATGACATGTCAACAATGGCTACTAAAGCTCTTAAGCAATACTTAGAATTAAGTAGAGCGTCTGTTTGTGTTGTAGAAAATGACGGATTTGGTGATAGAAAAATAGCTTTAATGAATGATTTAGCAGCTTTAACAGGAGCATGGGTTGTAGATAATGGTACTGCTAAAGATGTTAATAATTTAGGTTTTGCTGGTGAAGTTATTGTAGAAGAATTATATACTTCTATTCTTGACGGAAGACAAGATACAGAGTTAGTTGAACAAATTATAGAAGAAATAAAGTATAAGTTACAAGAAGATGCTGATAACGATGAATTGAGTCTATCAAATATGGAAAGAAAATGGTTACGTAAACGGTTAGCTAACTTAACAGGAGGAGTAGCTGTTATATACGCAGGAGGTCGTACAGAATTAGAAATGAAAGAAATAAAAGATAGATTAGATGATGCTGTTCTTGCTGTTTATTCAGCAATAAAAGAAGGAGTATGCGTAGGAGGTGGTTATACTTTTATTAATGTTAAAAACGATTTATACAGTCCTTCAAATAACAAAGCTTACAATACTGTATTAGATGCGATCGAAGAACCTTTTAAACAATTACTTATTAATAGTGATTTGATTAATCATTACGAAGAGTATAGATCTAAAATATCTAAAGGACAGGCTTTAGATTTAAGAAACAATAAACTAGAAAAAATTAATAATTATAAAGTATATGACCCTTGTTCTGTACTTTGCGATTCATTAATCAATGCAATAGCTGTAGCTAAATCGCTACTTTCAGTTAAACAATTAGTTTATGACGGTATTTGTTACAAAGGCTAATAACTTACATAAAGTAACTAACTACTAATTAATTATATATTATTTTTTATTTAAACAAAATATAGATTTGCATGACAAACGATAATATAATTCCAGAAGTTACATATCAGAGTATTGATATTGATGAGCTTAAATCTGAGATTCAATCTGCTGTTGTTTCTAATAATAATAATTCAGTTCAAGAAACACCTAATGAATCAGTAAATGTTTCTAAGTTTAATATTAATAAAATACTTGAAGAAAATAATGTAACAAAAACTCAAGTAAATTCTCCTCAACAAGTAGAAGTTAATAGAGAACAAGTCAATATTAATGAACAACCTATCACAATTAGACCTGAAGAGTTTGAGACTAAGGTTTATGAAGCAGCTTTCAATTTTATTAAAGAACAAGAACTTTTATATTTCCCAGAAAATGTAGAATTAAGTGAAGAAGGTTTACAAGAAGCAATATCTAATACTAGACAAATTCTTTATGAAAAAGCTTTAGATGATATTAGAGCTTCAGCAGGTGATGAACATGTTGCTTATTTATTAGATTTAGCTTTAAATGGTGGTACTATCGAAGATGTTCAACTTGCTAAACAAGCTATAGATGATGAAATATCTTTTGAAAATATCAATCTTGAAGATCCCGATCAAAGAACTTATTTACTTAGAATGTTTCTTGCTGAAGGATTAGATCCTGATAATCCTGCTCATAAAGTTAGACTTGACAAGATTGATGAAGAGATTCAACAACTTGTTGATAAAATGGAAGATTTAGAATTAGCTAGTAAAGCTAAAGAGTTTTATATAGAAAAAGCTAGAGAATTTAAAAGACAACAAGCAGCTTATATTAAACAAAAACAAGAAGAAGCTAAACGTTTAGAGTTAGAACAGCTTCGTCAACAACATGAATGGAATCAAGAATTTAAAGAAATACTTTATACTAGAAATATATCTGAAGAGAAACGCAAAAAAATTATTAGACAGTTTGATATTGTTAAATTAGATGATAATACTGAAATAGAACTTTGGAAATACAAGTGGCAAAAAATTTGGGAATCTCCTAGACATACTCAAGAACTTATGGACTTTTTATCTGATTTTGATGAATATACATTAGAATTTGTTAAAAGATCAGAAACACCTTCTAAGATTGCTACTCAAAAGATTATGCAAATTGCAGCAAGTAAGGGAGCATCTAGAGGTAATTCAACATATACTAGTTTTAAACCTAAACAAAATAATCCTAGTATTGATTTAAATAAATGGTAAACTAATAATACTTTAAAATTAATTAATTTATATTATGGCTTCTGTTACATTTGATAATGCTAAAGCTTATGCTAATTATAACCGTGGCCCACGTCAAACTGTTGTTACAGACGGTTTGTTAGTAAGCGGTGAAGTAAAAGGTAAACATATTCATGAAGCTTTTGGTACAGAGAATTTAGCTACACTTAATATGGGTTATGCTCAAATTTTCGCAGCTACAAACAAATATTATGGTAAACCTTTAGTAGGTATGACCGAAGCTAAAGGTAAACTTAAATTAATTGATCGGCAAGGTTTTCGTTGGGAATTATCCGGTGGTAATGATCAACGTGCTCGTATTACTCAAGTAGTATGTACTGATCCTAAACCTGGTCTTAACTTACAAACTTTTGATATCGTTGTAGACAAACCTTGGTTTTCTGTATCTGATATTATTCAACCTCAATCTAATGAATATCGTTTCCGCGTAGAACCCCACTCTGGTTCAAACGGTGCATTCTCTCGTACTAATCGTCAAATTGGTCCTAACGCTTATCGTTATACGTTGAGAATGATTACTGATAATCCTAATGCTTATTTACCAGCTCAATTTATTCAATTAAATCGTGAATGGATGAAGGTATCATCTTTGGTTGCAACTGAAGACAACGTAGATGGTGGTGGTTTTCAATTTTATTCTATTTTTGAATCTGAAGGTCAAACCCAACAACACTCTGTTAAAATAGAAGTTAGTGATAAAGCTGCTCGTCGTGCTAAACAAGCAGCTGATCGTGGTGATTTTTCTGACGATGAATATGGTAAATATTTACGTCAATTATGGGTACGTTATGAAGATCAAGTTGAAGGTAAGCCTCTTTCTCGTTTTATGGCATTGCTTGATGCTGAAGCAATGAATACTCTTTATAGTAATGTTGAAAACACCTTGATGTTTGGTAAACAATCAAGTTCATTGTATTCACCTGAAGGTCATCAAATGCTTACTTCTTCTGGTTTGCGTGAACAACTAGAATCTGGTTGGACTTTACAGCACAATGGTAACTTAACACTAGAAGAACTAGAAGATTGGTTTGATAGCATTATGAAAGATAAAATTTCTGAAGGTGAACAAAAAATTGTATTAGCAGCTGGTCGTGAGTTCCGCAAAATGTTTGATAGAATGATTAAACTTGATTCACGTTCATTTGTCACTCTTGATACTTTATTTATCCGTAAAGGTGAAGATTTCCGTCACTTAGATTATGGTTCATATTTTGCTCACTATAAAGGTTTTTCTGTTGATATTTCTGTAATGGAAAATCCTGCTTATGACAATGCTAATTTCTGTCCTCAAATGCACCCTGTCAAAACTAACGTACCTATTGATTCATGGAGAGCTGATATTCTAGATTTTGGTTATTCTAAACAACAAGGTACTGGTTCTACTACAGATAATATTTGTATGGTTGCTGAAACTTATTGTGACTATAATATTACCTACAATGGTAAATATTATGCTCATGATGGTAAATCAGGTCTTCCCATTACTGATGGTGGTTTAGGTGTTGCTGGAGGTATTTCTGGTTACACTCGTTTAATTGAAAAAAATGCCGGTTTGATGGTAGTTGACGTAACTCGTTGTGGTTCTATATTCTTATCTCGTTCATTGTATCAATAATCTTTTAAACTAAATAAACTAACTTAACTAACTATGGAACAAAGATATATTAAAATTGAAACGAATCCTTATAAGAAAGCAAAGCAAAAGTTTAAACTTAAAACTCCTAAAATTGCAAATGGTAAACCTGTTATTAATCCTGCTACAGGTAAAGTGGTTACTACACTAGATGATGTAGAATTTTTAACAAGAGTACCTGGTACTAAAACTACAATTTGTCCTAGAAGATTACCTAGTGGTCTTATCGAAACAGGATTAGATGAAATTGTTCCTAATCCTTACAAAGATGGTGATGACGGTCAAGGTAATTATAAAGTAGAATGGGCACATCGAATTTTAGCTGGTAAACCTTTTGTTAAAAGACAGCATATTCTTGAGTACAAACACGGTGTACCTTTTGATTATTATACTAGTAAAATACCTATGGAACCAATTGCTTCTAATAAAGAAGATAAATTGTTTTTTGAAAAAGCAGAATCTAAACCGGTTTTAGGAGATGGCACTACTTTTCTGGATTTGAATAATCCTCTACATGAACTATGGTACTATATATTACGCGCTCATCCTCAAGTAGCTAATTCTTTAGCTGAATTAGAAGATGGTGGTAACATTGACGCTGAATGGTACATTGTGGATGAAGATGAAAAAGAAACTATCAAGCTTACTCGTAATGAGCGTGAGCTTAAAGCAGCAGCTGCTCTACATGATCTTAAAGAGAATTATACAGATGCTGTTATTATGGTAGCTAAATCTCTTGAATTAGACGAAGCTAATGAACAAGTGACTGATATTAATAAAAAACGCTTAATTAATAAACTTGTTAACGTCTTATCTAATTATTATAAGACAAATGAAGATTGTTATAATGCTTTTATTTTTACTTATGAAAAATGGAAAAATCCAGCTGAACGAGCTGAAGTAATTGCTTCTGCTGATTTGTATGATTATATGAAAGCAGGTATTGTATTTTATAGAAACGGACGTTACAATTATATATCTCCTTCTGTAGCTGGTCAAGTTAGTCAAACCTTTGCTTTTAATAGTAAAACAAGCTTTATTAATGATTTCTTATTATCTCCTTATTATCAAGATGCTGTAGAATCATTAAAAAGCGTTTACTATGATAAAGTTAAAAAGTAAATAGTATATGCGTATTGACCAAATGCACTATAACTTTTACTTAGAATTAGATAGAGTTGCTTCTAATGATAGACCTGATTTAATGCCATGGGAAGTTGATGAATATCTGAATAAAGCTATTAGTCAGTTTGTTAAACAACGTTATAATTGGAATGATCAAATAAAAAAAGGTTTTGAAAGTGATACTAAGCGAATTGAAGAATTAGCTAATTTACATATTAAATGCCCAGAATTACAACCTCCTGTGATACCTCTAAATCTAGGTAATGGTTTATACGAATTAAGACTTAATGATTTAGGTAACAATATTAACGGTCAATACTTTAGATACATGTTTTATACATCTATCAAAGTACGAATTAGAAAAGGTAATTGTACTAAAACTATTGACACTATTACTTGGCAAATAGATGATAATAAAACTTGGTACAATTGTCCTAGTTGGACTTGGAATAGAATACACGCTAATTTAGGTAAATCTACAATACCAACTACTACTTTAATTAATGGCTTAAATCAAGATAGTAGAGATTATACTCTTGATTTAACTACAGGTAGTGGTAATAATGAAAAGTATATAAATGATGATTTAAAGTCAATTTATTTCGACACCACAAATAAATTGGGTGTTCAAGAGTATGAAATAGTCGAAGTACTCGTAAACTATATTAAAAGACCTAATAGAGTGTTTATAGGTGGTTATAATCACATTGATAAACATTCTACAAGTCTTTCAGAACCTATACATTGTGATCTTGATGATGCTTTTCATGATGAAATAATTAAAATAGCTGTTAATTTAGCTAGTCAAGATATACAAGATCAGTTTGGAGTACAAATAAATGGAAAGAAAGTCTTAGATGATTACACACTTTAAATTTATTTATTATGTTTGATAAACACTCAATGTTAAAGGTTATTGTGCCTAAGCCTAATGCTACGCCAGTAACACCTTCCAGTCTTTTGTATAACTTAACTACAGACGCAATTAATCTTCCTGTTTCTTCTTTTGGTTTTTATGTTCCTGTAGCCAACTCTGGTGACCCTATTGAAGCTACTGGTCTTAATACTAAGACTCTTAAAGTCATTATGCGTCGTAATACTGCTAATGATCGTTCTCCTTTAGCTGAAAGAATTTTTGAAGAGTCTCAAGTTATTAATGCTAATTGTTTACAAGGCGTTACTATTTCAGGTAGAGCTGCACGTACTCCTGCTAATAATTTACATTTAGTAGGTGGTCCTTTATCCTCTGCTACTCAAATTCCTATTGTACCTGAGCAAACTTATCGTTTTCAAGTAACAGCTCACGGAGATAGAGTAGATTGGTATAATTCAGTTTACAATCATCCAACAAGCTTTGCTCATTATACGGCTCCTGATTGGACTACTACTACTTATACTCCTATTCAGCAACTTGATATTACAGTATGCTCTTTAGTAAGTGATTTTAATGCTCAATCTAATTTTAAAGCAGTAGCTTTTGCTATAAATTCTACAGGTGCTGGTACTACAGGTCCAACAATTTCATCTATTGCATCTCTTCCTGCAGGTTCAACAATTGTTATTGGTTATACTCTTAAAGGCGATGTGATTCGTATCACTTTAGATAAGGATATGCTAAAAGCAATTGCAACATTAGCAACTACTTTACCAGCTACAGCTGAACTCCGTCCTTATGCTCTTCCAGGTTCAGTTAACATTCCTCTTACTGTTCAAATAGCAGGTACTGTAGCAGGTGGTGCTGATCATTTTGCAGTAATGTCTCTTGATGAAGTTAAAGGTTTTTATGATTATCGTATAAACACTAAAACTAGAATTACTGTAGGTCTTTTAAAAGGATTTGGTAATGCTCGTAATATAGAAGTACAACCTGCTGATGAAGGAGCTGGTCAATATCATCAAGTACGTATTATGTATGAAAACAATGAAGATTACAATTCTGTTAAGCGTCCTAGACCTTATATGTCTTATAGTGTTCGTTATCCTAATGAACTTTTACCTGACGCAACTTATGATTGTTTTTTCATTGAACATTGCCATCATAGAGTAGCTACTTCTGGTATGCCTAGCTATACACCTCATACTACGGTTATTGCAGTTGTTTCATTCCAAGATCCTACTACACCTTATTTTACTGGTGCGCCTAATCCTCAAAAAACTTACATTCAATCTATCTTGAATGCTTTCAATACTAACAATAATTTAGGTAATCCTACATTAAGCATTTAATATTAAGGAGGGCAGTGGCAAATTGCTACTAGCTCTCCTTTTTTTATTTAAAATATTGCTTATGTTTTATATAAATTATAATACTACTGACTGTGAAAACGCTGTAATAACAACACCTGTACAAAACAACCAGTATATTGATTATGTTAAGAGTTTACCTACACCTTATCCAGTTAGTAATATTAGGCATTATTCAATTGAGTATTCTATAAACTGTTGTACACCTCAAACTGTATTACTACCTGTTAGATATGTTTTTCAAGTAAGCATTTCAAACTGTTTATATGACACTTTAAATAATACTTTAACATATTCTTTAGACATAACAGGTATTAATAATAGTTTTGTTTCTCAAACTCATGTCAATTATAATAATGGTGGGTATAATCCTATAACAAAAACTGCTATTCCAAATGGTTTTAAAATTACATTTGTAGAGCAAAATGTTCCAACTCCAAATATTAATAATCCTATTTTTACAACACATACTTTACAAATTAAAATAACACATGTTGATGGTTTTATTTATACTTTAAATACAACTATCACTATGCCGTTTAATTACTGTCCAATGACATCTACTTTAGTAAGTGTAAACTATCCACCACTACCTTCTAATATTGTAATAACTGATTTAACTAATGATGAGTTATCATTAAATAGTTTATTTAATAAACCAATTTTAGAAGCAGGTGTGTACAATATTATAATTTGTGAGGTAAGAAACAATTCTACTAATTGCTTACAAAGATCATATTTTGTAGAATGCTCAATAAGATGTGATATTATAGATAAGTTAGTACAGTGTAGAAACTCTGATATATTTAACTATTATGACGCTCTTAAATATTCTAATGAGTGTGAAAATATTACTTATGAAGATAAATGTGCTTTATACGAACTAATGTACATGAAATTAAGTAATCAAGCTTGTATTGACCCTTATGAGGATTGTAATTGTAATGGAGAAACAACAGCTCCGTTATTTCAAAATAGAATAAAACCAAATAATAATCGAATGGGTACTAAGAATTGTGGTTGTGGATGAAATGCTATTATGTAAAACTATTAGCTATATACGCTAAAAGAATTATTTACGGTTATAAGTGTGATATTGAACAGTTAAGAAAAGACATTGAGGATGCTTATGTATTTTCTTTAGTAGAAGATTATATCAACGAATGCGATGTTCATGGGACATTTATTGATGACCGTAATAAGTTTTTAAGAAAGCTAATTAGTACTTATAACAATATATGTAGAGACTGCACATGACAAGACCACCAAAGATATTTTTAGATAGAAGATTTACTACTAATGGTAAAACTTCTCATATACATTTAGATAATTCTACACGATTAGGATTATTACCTCCTGGAGGTAATCAAGGACAAGTTTTAACAAAGCTTACCGATGCTGATTATGATGTTTATTGGGAAGATGTAAACACTCTTATTAATAGCATTATTAATCCTATTAATATAGATAATACACTGTTTGTAATGACAAATGGTGATGATTCTACAGCTGTTGTAGGACACTTGCATCAACCTTGGGAAACTATAGAAGCAGCTGTTAACGCCGGATCAATTGGTCAAACAGTTGTAGTATGGCCTGGAGAATATACTATTAATTATACGTTAAATGAAAGGTTAGTAGCTAATGATGTAGATCTATATTTAATGCCTGGTACTGTAGTTACAGTAATTAGTACTAATCCTAGTTGTAATGTATTACAAGGCCCTGGTAGAATATTAGGACAAGGTGACTTAAAGATTATTGGAAATACTGGTAACAATATATGTAATGTACCAATAGGTCTTAATAATATTAAATGTAGATCTTTACTTTTAAATAATGTTAGATTACAAACTAAAGAATGTCAATCTATCATTATTGATGAACAGCTATCAACTTTTATTGGAAGTTATATTCATGTATTAAAAAATACTTCTCCTAACAGCAATAAAACTTTAATTATAGATGTTAAAAATTGGATACACAGACCAGCTAAAGCTTTAGCATCTAAACCTAGTTATTTTCTGTACTTTGATACTTTAAATAATACCAGTTTTAATACCAGCACTGTTTTATTTAAAATTGGTAATCTTGACATGGAAGCTGCTGATTCTTTTTTTGGAGGAGTTCATATATCATCAGAAGCTCTTTATTATACTATAACTGGCACTATTGATAATTATGTAAACAAAAAAACTAACCAGTTTTACACTCACGCAATGATTACGTGTGAAGAATCTAATGCAAGAGTTAATATTACAATTAACAATGCTAACATTCCTAATTTGATTTATAAAAACCTAGATACAGATTGTGAAATACAAGGTAATATTAAGATAAATGCTAATCTTTTACCAAATGGATCTCAAACTAGCATTGCTCCTTCTACTATTGTTTTACTAGCTAAGAAAATGAATGTAAGATTTGATTTAAATATTAATAATTACAATAGTAATCAACCAGTAGTTATAAATAATTTAAATGGAAAACAAACTGTTATTACTGGTAGAGTTAAAAATCATTTTGGTTATAGTTTAAACAGAGGAGTAATAGAAATTGGTATGTATGATAATATTATAGCAAATGACGATGGAGCTATGTTTGATAATTTTACAATCATTGCTGAGACACAACCTTCTATTAAAAACAATACTACGTTGTATTCTGGTAATATACTTGTTTATAATGTTAAAGCTACAACAGGAACATCTGGAACAATAAACTATTTAATTCAACCATCTATTACTATAAACTCTATAATTATATAATATGCAACTTTCTTTTGTTAAAGATGGTAATAGATCTATTACAAGATATGTAGGAAATGTGCCTTCTGAACTTCCATTTAATGAAGCAGAACTAGACGCTTTTATTGAATACATGTTAGATAATTATGATAATAATGTAGAGTATGTTATTAAAGAAGCTAGCCCTTATGATAAAGTAATTATAGCTAGTCCTTTAATTCCTGATGAACCTGGTATTCTTTATTTACCATTAAGAAATACTAGTACAATTAAACCATCTCCTATTATGTGGAATTACTTATTAAGTTTAATATCATGATATACTTAGATAAGAGATTTTTTGTTAACGGTTTAGATTCTCGTATAAGCCTAGATAACAGATTTAATCTGACTGAGTATATTAGAGATTTAATTAATCTTTACTCAGGATCTGGTTCAGGATCATATACTTTCTCTAATGGTTTAAATGAAACGTCTGGTGTTGTACGATTAGGAGGAAATTTAACTCAAAATACTAGTATAAATAATGGTTCGTTTACTTTAAACATAGTTGGAAATACTATTTTAAATAATGGATATGGTACTATTAGTAGTAATGTTTCTCTTATTGGAAACCCTGGTGTAGGAATGACTGGTAATTTTAATTCTGCAAAAATTGGTATTTATGAAAAAGCGTCTGTTTCTTATCCTTATATAGTTTCTAGTTATGGAAATGACGATTTAAAATTGGTTTTTAATGAGAATAATATTCATATTTCCTATATAGGTTTAAATGGTAGTGCTGGAATTTATTTATCAGAAGGTCAAATAATAGTTCATGGTGCTAAAAATGGAGTATATCATGGTATTTCTATTGATCAAACTACTAATAGACTTAGAATAGACACAGGATCTGCTACATATTATTTACCTACTACTGACGGTAGTCCTGGACAAGTTCTTACAACTGATGGAGCAGGAAACTTATATTGGAGTTAATTATAAATAAATTAAGAATTATGGCAATTTTTATTGATAAACGTTTTACAGTGAACGGTCAATCTTCAGTATTATCATTAGATAATCATTTTAATCTTGATAAACATATACAAGAAGTAGTAGAATCTTACCTTAATTCTCAATCTTCAAATAATACAGTTATTTTACAAATACCTTTGTTAGAAAGTAATTATAGTGTATTTCCTGGTAATAATTATCGTTTTGCAGTTGTTCCTGATAGTCTACATGGTTACTATTTAACTAATATAAAACTTAATATTAAATCTCAGGATTCTTCTGCTACTCAAGATACTGAATGTCAAGTCTTAATTGGTTCTTCTTCATTAGAAGTTATAATTCCTGTTGGACAATTAGTTGGTTATTCTATTTTTACTCCATTTATAGTAAATAACAACGAACAAATTAGTGTAGAAGTTATTACAGTAGATTCTGTAGAACCACCTTATGGATTAACTCTTACTATTGAATTTTCTGAAACTATATAATTATGAATATTCCTGGTAGAATGGGAGGTACACAACAAGTACCTATTGAAGCTTTGAATAATATCTATAGAGAATTAAAAGTATTCTTTTCACAATGGGAATCTAAATTTACAAATATTACTACTACTAATAGTATTGCTCCAGTAGATAAAGGATCTGGTTCTGTTACTTCTAATACTCTTAGAGTAACTTTAGATAATATACTTAGTTCTGAAATAAACAATATAAAAAACTACTTAGAATTTCAAAATTGGGATAATATTACAGGTAATAGTTTAGAATTTGTTTATTATACTGGTGTAGAACCTGGTAATCCTAGTGGTTCTACTAATAATGTTAAGCATATTATTTATAAAAAAGGAACAGTTACTGAATTAACTAAAACATTAGCTTATAATTCTAATGATAAAGTGATTTCTATAGTAGCAATATAGGAGGTAATATGATTTATAATCCTTTAATTAAATACTGTTTTGCAGAAGATCTTGTACCTATAAATCATACTTATGTTCATTATGTAGAACAATTATCAGATTTACCTACTCCTATTGGAAATGTAATTACTATACCTACAGGTCATACTTATATTGTAGTATCTCCTAATGTAAATATTGGTGGTAACAGATTATATTTTGAAAAAGATTCTTGTTTACTAGGAACATCATCAGCAACTTCTAAAATAACATGTTCTCTTGGTAATGGAGAAGCTATGATAACAGCTGAAGGTAGTTTACCTATGCAAGATATCACTTTAGAATGTAATTATAATGGAATAGGAGCATTACCTTCTTTTATGGATTTAAACGGTATAAGTTCACCTGGTGCAAATATTGATTGGCTTTGTGTGAACTTTACAGGAAATGTTAAATTAGGTTCTATTAGAAACTATTCAAATGTCGTACTTGAGTTTTGTAAAATAGTTGGACAAGGTGGTGAATTATTTTTTGAAGGTACTTTTGATAATATAATATTTCAAGCATGTTACGTAAATAATAATAGTACTTCAGGTAGGATTATTCATTTTTCTAATAGTTTAACAATAAACAGTAGAATACGATTTACATTTACTCCTTTTAACGTTTCTAATGGAATGACTGGTATCCATTTAGGTCCAAGTGCTATTATACCGGTAGAAGGTTATCAGTTTCAATGTGTAAGTTTTGAAGGACCTGGTACACCTTTATCAGGAGTATTACCTAGCAATAATAAATCTTTCTTTTTAGAATGTAGAGGAGTTCAAAACAGTACTGCAATAGCTGAGTATTATATGACAAATAATACTATTAATACTGTTATTGGAACAGGTAATACTGGAGTATTTAGAAAAGTAGAAGGTATTACTTTTCCTGGAGTATATGTAGAAAAATTTACTTTAACAAATAACAGAGCTACTTATACAGGAGCTTTAACTAGAAAGTTTAAAGTAACAGCACAATTATCATTAAGTTCAACTAATGCTCAAAATATTGCAGTAGCTATTACTAAAAATAATACAGTAATCAATTCTTCTATAACTGAAGATGGAACCGATGCTGCTGGTAGATTACAAGGAATGGGTGTACAAACAATAGTAGAATTAAATACTAATGATTATATAGAAATATTTGTATCTAATAATTCTTCTACTGCAAATGTTTTAGTGAAAAGAATGAATGTTATTATTGAAGCTTTAAATTAAAATTATGATTTATAATCCTTTGTTAAAATATAATATAGAAGCTGGTATTACTTTAAGTACTCCTGCTTTTTTAGGAAGTTTGACTACTGTAGGTTCGGGTCAATTAATTTCTCAAAATAATTTAGTATGGAATCAATCTTTAAACAGATTGGGTGTTGGTACTAATAATCCTCAAAGTAATTTACACTTATTATCATCAAATAGTACTAGTTTTGATATAGAATCTACTGGTGTAAATGGGAGGAGATTTACAGTTTTTAGTACTGATTCTACAGCATCAATAGGTGGAGGTTGGTATTCTATTTATGATAATACTGGTAGTACACATTTTATAACAGGTAATAGTACTGAAGTAAGAATTAGAGTACCTCTAATAATTAATTATAATAATTGTACTATTAATCTTAATAGTAGTGGTGTAGGAGGAAGAAATTATCAATTAATATCTACTAATAACACATCTAGCGCAGGAGGTGGTAAATTTTTAATCAATGATCAAACTGGATCAAGTGCTAGATTAACAATTGATTCCTCTGGTAATACAGGAATAGGTACTACATCTCCATCTAGTAGATTAGATGTTATTGGTGATATAGAAATTGGAATTACAAATTATTATTATTTCGGAGATCCTAATACAAACAATTCCGTAAGAATGGGAATATCTGGAACAAACTTTATAATTCAAGTTAGACAAGGAGGTACTTGGGTTACTAAGCAAACATTTTCAATCGCTTAATATACTTAATTTAAATAAATAATATCAATGGTTAGTAACTTTTTAAATCAGTATAATTTAGCTATTGATTTAGATTTTCAAAAAAAAGTTAAAATGGCAGCTATTAAAACATCAATAGCTATAACTAATGAAGATCAGGGAAGTATGAGTAATGATAAGTATTTAAAAAGACATAATTTAGCAGTTTCAATTCTTAGAGGAGAAGATATTACTAATTTTTGTTTTGCAGTAGCTGCTAATCCGGCAATTAATGAAACATCTACAGATGACGATATTGAATATACAGTAGTATCTGTATTTAATAGTATAGCAGGTTGTTTCAATGACTGAGGTAGTATTTATAATTATAGGAGGCTTTAGCGCGTTCTTAACTACATGGATTGTTCAGAATAAAACGTTAAGAGAAGGTATTACAAATTCTTTACTTAAAAGATTGAATAAAGAATCTATTAAAAAAATAGCTCTTAATGATCATAAAGTTTTTCTTTATCTAAAGACATACAAATCTAACTTTGGTTTCTTTGTATTTAATTCAGATAGTAAGTCATTATTCTATCAGACTTTTATTAGGTTGCTATTTAATCACTTATCTGAGTGGTTAAATAGTATTATAAACATCAAAGGTGTTAATGTTGAAACTTATATTCTAGATCAATTAAATTCTCATTTAGATAAGTTTGATGCTCAACTAGAAGAGCAATTAAATATTCCTCAATCAATACAAAAACAGTTTCAACAATGGAGAATGATGTTAATAGAATCTTTAAAGAAATCTACAGAACAAATACTTTCCGATGATATTGTTGAATCTGATTACTTTAAAAAGTATAGAGTACTAGATCAAGTTTGTGGTTTTGTTAACATTGCTCTTAGTACAGGAGCAATTACTTTTAATCAAATGAATGGCGCATTTGATGAAATTAAAGTCGATGATATACTCAAGAAGAAATCTTAAGAAAAGTAATTAGTTAGTTAGTTATATTGTCGAATGGCTAGAGGGTTTGTGTCCTTCTAGCCATATTTTTTTTGTATAACTATTTGCATAATGTTAAAAGTATCTAGATTATATTTACTAATAAACTTTAACATTATGAATAAACTAGACAATATAACAACAACAATTAAAGAAGATCTTACTAATTCATTTGATGGATTAGTCTTTGATGAAGACAATCATATATATACATATAATGGTAAAAGACTAAAAAGTACTACATCTATTGTAGATTCTTTTAAGGAACATTTTGATACTCATAAAGCAGCTGAAAATAAAGCTAAAAAAATACTTGAAAAGAATCCTAATGATTACAGAACAGCTGAGTATTACAAAAAAAGATGGAATTATATAAGAGATGAAGCTACTAACAAAGGTTCAAGAGTTCATATGTACGCTGAATGTTATCCAAATTTTGATGAACCTTATTGTGATAAAGAAAAAGGTGTTTTAGAATTTTTTAATGAATTTTTACCTAAGAATTATCATTTAGTTCTTCAAGAATTTAGAATGTATGATGAAAAAATGTTATTAGCAGGTACCACTGATGGTATACTATATGATTCTGATAAAAACCATCTTATATTGTTTGATTTTAAAACTAATAATAAAAACTTATTTAAGTATGAAAAAAATCTTTTAGGTACTATGTCTAATCTTAAAGATACTAGTTATAATTTATATTCTATACAATTATCTCATTATAAATACATGTTAGAACAAAAAACTAAGTATAAAGTTTCTCACGGTTTAATTGTATGGTTAAATAACGAAGTGTATAATGATAAAAAAGTATCTAAAGTAAAACCATTATGGGAAGGAAAATATTGTAAAGTGTACAAAGCAAAAAATCTCATTAAACCTTTACTTAATCATTTTAATAATCAAAATAAAGCTAAAGGCTTAAGTAAACTAGTAATTAATAAATGAATGAGTTTAGTATAGAAAGAGTTATAGATGCTTTTAGAGAATACTTAAGACAAATTTCTGATGATAGTGTTTTCACTGATGAGTATTTATACTTTGTGTTAACTACTGCTAGGGCTACTATTATCAAAAATTACATGGATGATAACAGAGAATTTAGTCCATGGTTATACCAAAGATTTTGTGTAAAACTATGCCCGAGTACATTTATAGAATGCAATTGCGAACCTTTTGATTTTGGATGTGTAGTGTATAGATCTGAAAAGCCAATACCTAAACCTATTTGGGATAATATTACCTCAGTATTAAAAGTAAGCGAATTATGGGGTGAGGATATTCCTTCTATTAGAGAAACAGCTTATCGCTACGTAAAATATAGAAAGTATAAGAACAAAATGTATTATCTTATAGGTGATGTTCGTAATGAAAAATACTTATTCATAATGAGTAATCAAACACCTCCTAGATATATTAAACTAGAAGGGATATTTGAAGACCCTACTCAAGTTTTACACAGTGCATGTCAAGATGAAGAATGTCCTAGACCGCAAGGAGCAGCTTTTAATCTTGACATATCTAGGATAAATGATTTATTTAAACTAGCAACAGAATTAATGGGTATTACTTTAAAAATGCCAGAAGATAAAAGTAATAATAGTGATTCTACAATACTTCAACAAAAGATTTAACAATGAAGATTATTAATACAGTTAATGACTATTGCTCTAAGCTAGAAAAGAAAGAAAGAGATATCGCTAAGAAAGTTTTGAAATGTTTTATAGAATTACTTGTTGATTTCCTAATCACAACAGGAGAACCAGTTACTTTATACAACAGATTAGGAACATTTAGACTATTTAAATATAACACTCAAAAAGTAGAAAAAGTTCATAATAATAAAATACTTGATTATAAGTTGATGTCTAAATTTAAAAAAGAAGGTTTAAATAAACAAATTAAAATATTAAATACTTCAACAATGGGTTACTGGTGGAAATTTAAATGGTATAAGACAAATTCAAAAATTTTTCTAGGATCTAAAGAGTTATGGTCATGTGATTTAGTTAGATCAGTAAGACGTTCAACGTCTTATGGAGATAGGAAGAGACATTTATGTGTAACTGATTTCTTTAGAGATAAAGGATGGCAGTTATATACTGAATTACCAGCTTATAAAATTTATCTACATAAACTATGATAGAAACAGCTTTTATACCACTTAAATCTATATTAAAAGATATTTACATGTTATTAAGAGAACATGAAGTATCTGAAGACCTTGTAATGGAATTTGCTATACGAGGTATGGAACAATTAATGGTGTATAGAATGTATGAAAAAGCAGTTTGTTTTCTTAGAGTAGAAAATAATCAAGCACCTTATCCTCATGGTATTTATGGGATTGAAGGTGTGTTGTATAAAATAACTGATGATTTTCCAAAAGAAATAGAAGTTATTTTAACAGCTGATTTACATATACCATCTAATGTAGAAAACGGACTTATTACTAACGCTATTAATAGAAGTTATAGTACTATAAAACTAACTGATTTTAGACAAATAAATATACTAGGAAACACAGGATGGAGAATACTACCAATATCTAATAATACTTTTGATAGAAGTATATTATGTCATCCTGATAGTGTAAGTACTAGTTGTGGAAATTGGTTTATACCTGATAATAGTAATAATAGATTTATTACTTCTTTTCCTCAAGGTTATTTAGCAGTTGCTTATTATAGATTTCCACAAAATGAAAATGGTGAATTTATTATACCTGATTTAGCTATTTTTCATGAAGCGTTAGAAACTTATGTTTTACATAAAATATACCAAAGATTATGGCATAGTTCTAAACAAGGTGCTGAAACCAAATATAAACACTATTTAGAAAAGTGGCAACAACTTGCTGCTGCTGCTAAAGGTGATTTAATGAATCTTTCAATTCCCGAATACATTAATCTTTCTAAACAAAATAAAATGTTTAGAGACGATCCTCCTGGTAAATTCTTTGGAGGATGGGGTAGAGAAAATGTGAATTTCGGTGGAGCAGAAAGATCTGGTAGAATAGGGAGGGCTTTCTAATGGCTGAAGAAAGAAAAGAAAGAAGTTTTAATTTACCTTCTACTCAAGATAAAGAAACACTTAGTTTAGTAAAAGGATTAAGTACTGATACTAATCAAGAGTTTCAACCTGAAGGTACTTATACATTTGCTCTAAATACTGTATTAGAAACAGATATTGGTGAGCAAGGTTCTATTAGTAACGAAATGGGCAATTCACCGTGTATAGAATTAGAAGAAGGTTTTGTTTTAGTAGGTACTGGTAATATTAATTCTGGTAGAGTAGTATTGATAAGTACTAATGGTTCTATTACTCATATTGGTATTCAAGATAAATGTAACTATAAAGTACTTATAAAAACAGAATGCTTAAACCTAAGTACATGTAGACATGTTGATATTCAATACAAATTACATAATGGTTGTGATATTATAATATATTTTACAGATGGTTTTAATAAGTACCATAGCATAAACTTGTCTGATTTAGATAGATATTGTAAGCAGAACTACAGTACTACTAATCCTAATTTATTAAATCCTAACATACCTATATTAGGAGTTTATGGTTGGGATTGTTCTCAATTTTATTTATCACCTGATTATAGCAAACCTGATATATACTTAGAAAGTATTACCTCTGGTGGAAGATTAGCTGTTGGTGCTTATAAGATTGCTGTTAGATATTTAGATGATAAGTACAACCCTACAGATTGGTTATTTATTACTAATCCTATTTATATTGTAGATATTAATGTCAGTACTAATATTGATGTTATAACAGGTGGTGTTCAAAATAGAAATGGAGATGCTTATGATTACACTAACAAAAGAATTAATATTAGAATTGAAAACATAGATATAAGATATAAGTACTTACAAGTAGCTGTAATAGCTTATTTGCAAGGTTTAGATGTCGTTACAGATTCACGTCAATCAGAATTTGTAACAATAAGTAGCTCTAGTATTTCTTACAGTATTTCTGATATTGAAAAAATGGCTTCTATTTCTTATCAAGAAGTAACTGGTATAAGTACTAAAATAAACGTAGTACAAGCTCATACCCAACATCAAGATAGATTATTATTAGGTAATATCTCTAACCCTGATTATGATTGGGAAACTTTACAAAAAGTAGCTAATGAAATTAAAGTTGAATTTGTAGAAATATCAGGAGAATTAGCTAATGGTAAAGTATGTAATTATGAAATAACAGATAAAGAAATATTAGGTACTGATAAAAGCTATAACTATGGTTCTCAAATACTATCATTTGATAATAAAACTTTCATGAGAGATGAAGTATATGCTTTAGGGATAGTATTTGTATTTAAAAACGGATTTGAATCTCCAGTATTTCACATTCCTGGTAGAAAGAAGATAGGTACTCCTCAACCAAATGATACATCTACTACATTACAATTAGACATGTCAATACCTGGTTATACTGATATTTATGATGCTACAAGAGGTAGATCTAATTGGAGTTTTGAAGTTTATAACACTAATAGTGATACTGAATGGGATACTTTGATGTACAATATTGGACCTAGTAATTCTGGAACACATCCTATGCACCAATTCACTAGAACATCTCCTTTGTCTGCATATGAACTAACTACAATACCAAGAAATGAAAATATTTATACAAATCAGACTGGTTCTGTATATAGCTGTGAAGATCCACAAATACCTAGATGGAAACATGTTAATACTTGCATGGGTCCATACGATCCTTCTAAATACGGTTCTATAGCTAATTCAGGAAAACATAAGTATATTATACATGCTTATTATTTACCTGGTTATTTTGAGACTGATACTAAATATCCTGAAGTTTTAGGTTGTGATAAAAAACCTATATTTCCTCATGATGAACTACCTGATGGTACATTTAGAATGCACAATATTAGACATCATAGAGTACCTGACTCAAGAAGAGCACCTATATATGAACCTTCAGATTTAGATAAACAAACAGGTAATATTTATCCAATGGGAGTAGCTTTTAGTAATATTAATATTCCTCCTCATCTTTTATCTGAAATTAGTCATTATTTCTTTGTTAGATCTGATAGAGCAGGTAATAAAACAGTATTAGATAAAGGTTGGATGAATGTTTGTGATACTACTATCTCTGCTTTTCCTCCAGGTGAATTAGTAACTGGCAATAGAAATGTAGAAGCTAATTACTTTTTTATGTGTCCTACTAAAAAATATGGATATACTGATCTTGCTACTATTGGTACTAAACATCATTTTATGTTTGATGTAGTAGAATATGTTTCTCCTAAAAGCATTTATAATCAAAATGTAAAATTAGGCTTTGATCATTTTAAGTTAGAAAATACAGTTTGTTCAGATAGATATAGAATATTATTTTCTAATATAGGTTCTAATGTTGATTGGAGATTTAGTGCCAGTGTTTATTTTAATCAGTTTTTAAGTCCTAAAACTCACAGTTATGTTAGTAGAAATAATTTTTACATGGCAGTAAATATTCCTGTTAACAATACAGAATTTGCAATATATGATCAAAATAATTTTAGCATTGTAATACCTGGTTTTCAAATTTATAACGATTGGCGTAGACAAAACATACCCATTGCTAAGTTATTTAATCAAGATCCTAAATTGTTAGATGCTAATAATATCAGTTGGTTTACTAAACCTTATGATAATATAAATCCTGGTGGAGATGCTACAACTGGTGTTATTAATTCTGGTAGTGCTGATTTAATACCTTTAACATCAGGAACAATAGGTTCAGGTCAACAATACGAATTTGGTACAAATAACACAGTAATAGACCAATTGTTAGTTAATTTAAAAAATAACTCTGAAGGTCTAATAGGTGGTGGTATTCCAAGCTCTAATATAAATACTTATACAGATGCTGTTTACTTTGTAAATAAGCATTCTCCTTATGCTTATTATGTAGCTTTAAAACAAAGCATAATACCTTATAGAAAGCTTGAAAATATTAAGTATGTTAGATTGACTAATTATAATATAGAATCTTATCATAATAGTTATGTAGTCGTTGGAGGAGATTGTTTCATTTCTCCTTTTAGAGTTCTTAAAACTTATTTAAAATCTAAAAAAGTAGATAATTTTAATTATGATAAATATGTAGGTACTTTATTAATTGGTTTTGTAGAAAGTGAAATAAACTGTAATTATAGACACAAAGTAGCAGGAGATGATTACTATGCGCATCCTTTTGACAGTACTTATAGAGTAGTTAAAGATCAATTGCAAGAGTTTTGTGATGAAACTAGAGAAAGATTAGAACAATTATATCACTATAATCTTGATTTTTCAACTGATAATAAAGATAGATTGTATAGATCATTACCTGATTTTTATGAGTATTGTTCTTCATGTAAAGAAGAATTTCCTGGAACAGTTTACTATTCTAATGTATCATTACCAGAACAAGTATTTGATAATTATAGAGTGTTTAATGCTAATGATCAATTAGAAGTATCTGGCACTATAACTAACATGTTTGTTAAACAAGATAATTTGTTTATTCATACATCTAGTAATTTATATAGGGTATTAACTGGAACTCAAGAAATACAAACAACTACAGATACTATTAGTGTAGGAGCAAATAGTTTAGGTAGCGCTAGAATACAAAAAGTATTTGACAATGCTTTAGGTATTAGACGTGGAGGATGTCAATTTAAAGCTGCTAGTGTTTATTGTGAAGATGCTTACATATGGGTTGATATGTATAGTAAAAAGGTGTTTGGAATAAGTGATTCTCCTAGAGATCTTACTCTTGCTGGTATGAATAGATTTTTTTATAACAATATGGATTTAGTCTTAAAGAAACAATTTGAAGAAGACTATTATAGTCTTTATGGAGAATTTAAAGAATATCCTTACTTAGGAACTACTTGTTCTAAATCTGTAGGATATAACGCTACTTACGACCCTGTATTTAAAAGATATATTTTACATAAAAAAGATTATGAATTGCTTAGCGATTTTAGATCTAATCTAGATATTAATCCTGTCATGCCATATCCTGAAAATCAAGTGTACTTATTAGAAGATGGTTATTATTTAGCAATTGCTCCTGATAAGTTACAATACATGGATCCAGAACATTCTACTTTTTTTAGTAATAAAAGCTGGACTATATCTTTTAGCTTACAAAGACAAGGGTGGATAAGTTTCCATAGTTATAGACCTAATATGATGTATTATACTGATAATAATTTTTATAGTTATATTATATCTAATAAAAACATATGGCTACATAACACTTATAATTATACTACTTACTATGGTAATAAATATGATCACATTATAGAGTATGTTTATAGATCTGTTTACCCTGAATTTACTTATGATCAATTTGAATATGTAAGTAATGTATTTAAGTATATTCCTGAAAATAATTCGTATGCTGAAATACAAGAAAGTACTTATGATAGATTTTATGTTTATAATAACAATCAAATTAGCAATCTCAGAACTATTCAACCTGGTAATTTAAATCCTTACTCTAGAATTTCATATGATCCTAATATCTCTCAAGCTTATAAAATGAGAAATATATGGAGAATATCTCGTTTTAGAGACTATGCTGTAGATAGAAATAATAATAATAACTCAATGTTTACTAATAACTGGTTAACTAGCAATATTGGTACATACTTTAATCAAGGTGTTGGCTATATAGATAAATTAATTAATAGCTCGTATATAGATTTAAATAAACCTGTGTATTCTTTAGAAAGATTTACAGATAAGTTTCTAGCAGTAAGATTATTTTATAAACCAGAAGAGAACTATAAAATTGTAACTAACATAGTTTCTACATTAAGAAGAAATAGAGTATAATCAATTAATTAAATTAGTTAAGATTATGATATGAATAGAATACATTATATAGGTGGTAAAGCTTTTTATAAAGTAGGCGGTAAATATATACCTGTAGCACAAGGAGGATTATGGTTTGATCCTACTAATCTTGCTATTTCTGCTGCAAATGCTTTATCTAATCAAACTCCTAGTGTAACTAGTGTACCGTCTTCAACTGGAATTAGTGGTATGTCAGGCATGCTAGCTAGTCAATACGAAAGTTTAAAAAATACAAAATTACCTCAAAGTGATTTTTCAAAATTCATGAGTAATAAAGAAAATGTAAACATAGCAGGTCAAGCATTAGGTACTTTAGCTAACTCTCTAGGTAAAAATACTTTCAGTAAACCAAGTGGTAAATATGTTCAAAACGCAGTTAAACCTTATCAAAGCACAGGTTTTGAATCAATTGCTAATAGAGCTGTAGATGCTGCTGCAGTGTTAGACCCTACAGGTACTTCTCAAATAGTATCTGCTGGGTTAAAAATAGGTAAAGGATTAGGTAATGCTGTAGCTGGAAGAGATCAATATGGAATATCTGGTTCAGCAGCTCAGGAAGTAGCTAGTAATATACTAGATCCTTTAGGTAGAATACAGCAAATAATTAATACAGGTAAAGAAAAAGGCTTTACAGGAGCTTTAAAAGATTTTGCTACTTTTGGTGTATATGGTAATAATGTTTTAAAAGAAAAAGTTAATGCTGCTAAAAGAAGAGAAAACGAAGTAGATATGGGTTTAAGACTAGGATCTACACAAGGTAAATACAGAAATGATTCTATATATGCTAAAGAAGGTAAAAGAATTACACCTAAAAGAAAAGATGTTGATCCTAATGTTGAAATAGAAGACGGTGAAATAGTACTAGCTAATCCGGAACAGATAGTATTACATGGTAATGCTGATACTAGTTTAGAATCAAGATATGCTGCTAAATATCATGGAGATAAACATGGAGAAGATACAGATAAAGATGGTATGGAAGGTATTCCTTTAACATCAGAAGATGAAGCATATGTAGCATCTGATTACTTAGGATTAGATGGAAAAGTTGCTAAAAATGGTAAAACAGTAGCTAAAGCTATAGAACCTTATGTTAAACAATTACACAGAGCAGAAATGAATCCGGAAGACAAATACACTAATAATCCTATAGCTATTGCTCATCATAGAAAACAAATTAATAAACTTATTGATCAAGCTGAAAAGAATAAGTTTATTGAAAAGTTGTATCAAGCAACTAAAAAGAAAGATAGAAATTTTGAAGAGGTTTTAGAAATTATACAAAATGAAATGCCTCAAACTAATCAGATGTCTGATGAACAATTAATCATGGAAGAAGCTATTAAACAAATAAATAAAGAAATGGGACCAAGAATGCAAGAAGGTGGTAATCCATCACAAATGAGAATGGATCAATTAGTTAAACAATCAATGAATATGGGACAAATGCAACAAAATCCTAGAGCTCAAAATCAAATGGAACAAATGGATCCAAATGTTGCAGGTCAAGCTTCAGGTTTATCTCCTGAATTACAAGAATTATTTAATCAATTACCACCTGAAGTTCAACAACAAATAATGCAGTTACCTCCAGAACAACAAGAAATTGCTATTATGAACTTTATGGATCAAATGATGGTTCAAGCAGATCCTAATCAACAAAATCAAATGCCTGAAGCACAAGGAGAACAACCTATGCCTCAGAATCCTAATGAAATGAATGATATGCAAATGCAAGAACAAATGGATCCAGCAGCTATGGCAGAACAACAAGCTATAATGAAAATGGGAGGTGATATTAATGAACATATACCTAGACAATTGAGAGATACCTTTAATCCTATTAGAAATAGTCATGTAGTACCTCAGACTTATTTAGATCTTGATCGTTTTAGATCAGGAGGTAAATTATGTAACGGAGCTAAAATTAAATTTAAACTAGGCGGTAAAGTGTATACAGGTACTGTTACTAATTATGATAGTCGTACTGGTGATTTTGATTTAATATAGTAGATTATAATATGTATAATAAATGGAGTAAAAAGTATATTAAACCTATTGGTAATTTTAATGACTTAACTAATAGTTATCAAAAAGGAGGTAATGTAGCTATTACGCCTGAAGATTATAAGTTAGGAATATTAAAAGGAAAAAATGTATTTAAGTACAATACTCCTGGTTTAAAACATATGACTATGAATACACCAATAGGTACTGTTCCTTATCCTATTTTTTATAAAGGATATACTAATAATCAACTAACTGATATAGGTATTGCTTATCCTGGTGAAGATTTTACTGTAAATGGCGATACTGTTATTGAATATAAATTAAGTAATATGTACAACAATCCTTTTAAACCTTCTAATCCTAAACTGTGGAATCAAGAATTTAATAAAGCTAAACTTAAATATGGAGGTTATGCTTCTCCTTCTCAAATTAGAAGAGCAGCTTACGAATCTTATGCTAAGAAACGTGGTGGATGGATTTTACAAGATGGAGGAATATTAGATCAATTGTATTACAATAATATTCCTTATTATCAAGATGGTGGTCAAGTAGATCCTAATATGAATCCTATGACACAACCTGAAAATAACGACCCTAATTCACCTAAATATATTTACAAAGGTGATGCTGTTCCTAGAAAAGAAAGTCCTTTTAAAAATTGGGAAGCTTCTGAACCTAACCAACAAAATATTCCTGCTGAAACTAACAAACTTCAACCTATTGCAAATCCCTCTGATTTAGCTGAACAAAAAGCATTAGAATTAACAGAAACTCCTGAAGATCCTAGAGTAGCTAATGCTCTTACTGATCCTATTGTTCAAGAATCTGCTAGAGCTGCTGGTCTTGACCTTAATAAACTAACTAATGAACAACTTCTTCAATATCAAAAACTAGTTAGAAGTGCTAATACAAAAGTAAGAAATGAATTAGATCTTATGAATGAAGAAAATATTTTAATGGGTGAACCACCAAGAGATTATGTAAAACAACTTACTGCTGAAGAATTAAATCAAACTCCTCAAGGTAAAAGAGGTGAGTTTGATGTAATGTATGATAGAATAACAGAAGGAGTTAGTCCTGATTATCGAGAGTATGTATTAAAAGGAAAAAATGTAGAAATTGTTGAAAATGAAAATAACGCTGATCTTTGGAAAGCTAATGCTCCTAATGATAGAGCTAGTTATAATGCTAAACTTGAATATGGTGATAATAGAACCACTGATAATCGTCGTTTACTTTTTGAAAATGCAGGTGTTTTAAGAGGTAGAAAAGAATACAATGAAGAAAAAGGTGAAGGTAATAGCGGTTATAGATACACTAGTGAATTTGAAGACTATGCTAGACCCTATGTTGATAAAGATGTTTTTGATATGGTTAATGAAAACCAAATGATGGATGCTAGAGTATCAAGAGCAATGTTTCCAAATAGTGCAGGACGTATAATGTGGAATCAAACGTTACTTGAACCTTCTAAAATCAGAGATACTTATAATGCAATTTTAAGAGATCCTAATCTTACAGATCAAGAAAGAGCTAATTACGCAAGAGAAAGAGAGCAGTTGTTATTATTAGCAAAACTTCAAGGAGATGCTGTTTTAGGACATCAAGTTAGACGTCTCTTTTATGATAATCAATATTCTAATCTTTCTGATCTCACACAAACTGGAAATATTGTTAGAGAAATAACAAGTCAATATCCTGAAGGACCTATAAGAGACCAAATTCGTGGAGATTTACGTGCTGTAATTGATAGATTTGGTGACTTAAAAAAAGGACCAATGAGTAAAATGGATAATGGAGCTATTCTTGAGTTCATTGCTAATGAAACTCCTAGACTAAGATACGCTATTGATAAAATGGCAGCTACAAGACATGGTAGAATAGGATCTACTGCATATACTTTAGAAACATCAGGAGAAGGTACTGAAATAACAGATGATTCAGAATTAAAAAATGGTCATTTAACAATAACAGTTAAAGATGGTAAACTTGTTAGTAGAGAAGAAGCTCTTCGTTTAGCAAAAGATGAAAGAGCTCACACTGTTACTTATCCACATCCAGATGATCCTAGTAGATTAATTACAGAAAAAATTCAATATGCTACACCTAAAACAACAACAACATATACACCTACGCCAAAAACAAATTCTGGATTACCTTATAGTACAGGATTAGGTCAAGGTAGTTTTACAAATAAACCTGGAACTAAAGTAGTAAAAGGACCTGATTCAGTTAATAAAAAAGTAACAAAAACTACAAACTTTAATACAAAACAAAAACAGTTTGGAGGTTTTACTCAAGGTCAAAGAATTAAATATCAATCAGGAGGTATGATTAAAGAAGGTGTAGTTAAATCTTATAATCCTTATACTGGACAAATAGAATTGTACTAATATGAATGAACTACTAAATATAATTTACTCTGAACTAATTAACCTTGGCTATAGTCCTGAATATGCAAGACAAATAACTAGTTCAGCTAGTAAAGGTAATGCTATTAAGATGGTTAGAGATTTAAATGACCCCTCGGTTTCGAGGGGTTATGCTCTAACTTTACCTGATGGAAAAGTGTTACGTATTGAACAAAATGGACAAGATCTATCTTCTGAAATAGTAAATGATATTGATAGCGAGCAGTATATTCTTAGTAATTTACCGCCTCAAATGACCGATGAGTATTCTTATCCTACTTATCAAGAATCTAAAAATAAAAAACTTGTTAGTATTGAAGATGTAATGACAAGTCATAAAAACCCTTATTACAGGAGTAGTAAACCTAATTACGGTTTAAATGTAAAAGTTAAATCTCCCATTGAAGCTAGAGATAAAATGCTCGAATCTTTAAATAAATCAACTAAAGATTTTCTTTATCAATTACCTGTAGATGTAAGATATAGATTAGTAGACTACGCCTATAATAATAATAGGTCTGTAGAAGATGCTTTGTTGTACGCTTATGGAATAAAAACATTAAATGATATACAAAAAAATCCTACTGACTTTAACGCTTTTAATAAATATAAAGATCAGATTTTAGATAGATTAAAAAATGATCCTAACGCTTTTCATAACTTAAACAGAGCTGTTAATGAAATAGAAAAAGCAACAATGGAATCTAGAGGAAAAAGCGCTGATTACCAAAAATATTTTAAACCTGACAGATGGTATGAAACAAGTTTAGGTAACAGAACTGGTCAACCTATGGCTCCTATTATACCTTTAGTTCCTCCTACTGAAGATCCAATACCTAGAAATGTTTTATTTCCTAAAAATCAAACACCTACTCCTCAACCTAACACTAATACTAATACTACTAACAACAATTCTAATACAACTACTAACCCTAAAACTAATCCACAAGTAAATCCTAATACTTCTGATAACAAAACTAATGAAAATACTCAAACTAATCAGAATACTCAAAATCCTAAGGTTATTCAAAAAGATCAAGTAATTACTAATACGCCTCAACAATCTTCTACTACTTCTGAAAACGTACCTTATGCTACACCTAAAGATTACAGAGATGCTAGCTATATATCACCTAATTATTATCAAAATCCTGAAAGTAGACCTAGAGAATCTGTTTCAAACTCTACTATTTCTGGTAATTATTTTTATTATGAAAAACCGAAACCATATAGATATGGAATATTACCTCCAAAGACTCAAGTACAATACATTGAAGGACAGCCACAACAAGTTTATGTTATAAATGAACCTTCTAATAAAAATATTAAAGTTATCAATTCAAAAGATGTAGTACAAAATTCAGACTCTGATCCTAGTGTATTAAATACTATTGGTAGACGTATTAAAGAAGGAGTAAGAGGTCTTAATAAGTTTGGTAACAGATTATTTATGACTGACGAAGAGTTTAAGCAAGCCTATAATGAAGATAGATTTACTAAAAGAGTAAATCCCTTGATGGGTAAAACTTTAGATGAAATACGAGAAGCTGCTAAAACTAATAAATACAGTCGTAGAGATGTCATAGAAGCAGCTAGAGCTACTTTAGATTATGATAAAAAAGCAGAAGAATTAAGACAAGGAACTCGTAAAGATAAATTAGAAAAATGGTTAGGTAAAGCTAAAGTAAGAGGCGCTAAAAATCTAACTGACGCTCAAGAAGATTATATTGAGCAAGACATGAGAGGTAGATATTATTCAGAAGATTATGCTAATCAAGAACAAGCTACTTTGCTTGATTCTTATATGGAACAAGAAAAGGATTTACATGTACTACCTGTTCAGTACTCAGCTAAAGCAGCAAGAAGAGAAGCTGCTAGAAGACATGCTTTAGCTAATAAAGCTGAAGATTTGAATATAGGTGAAAAAGTAGAATTCTATCAAAATAAAAAAGAAAGAGCTAATAATGCTAATGCTGAATACAATGAAAGAATTAACGAAGTTCTTAATGTTGATCCTTATTATACTCAACAAAAAAGAGAAAAGTATTGGGGTTTAGTTGATCCCAATGCTGAAAAGACACGCACAGATAGAGAAATTAAAGCTGAGGAAACAGCTAACATGATTAGAGAATCTGATGTATTAAACATTGTTGATGATGCTGAAGAAGCTTTGAAATTTAAACCACCTTTTAATCATGTTAGTCAACATCCTGAAGCTGAATATATGGCAGCTAAAAAAGCTGCTAAAACATTGATAAAAGGTTTAAATGAGCTTAATAGACCTAAAAAACAAGAAGGTGGTGAAATAATTGATTCTACTGACGTATTAGCTTATGAAGATGAATTAGGTATTTATCAAACAGGTGGTAAAATCCCTAGTCAAAAAGAAATAGATGATTATTATTTTAGAAAAAAACTAGTAGCTAGTGACGATCAAGTATTTGCTCAAGATAATAGTATTATACCTAAAGACAAAGAAGTAACAGTAATTAAAGATCCTCAAGTAGGTATTAAGTTTATGCCTGAACCTGAATATACTGTAGATAATACATATGGTCCTAATAAAAACATTCCAACTGTTATTTCTACATATGCAAAAACAAGAGCAAAAGAAAGTAATTTTGACCCTTATCATCTCAATATATACGGTAATAAACTACAGCATTACGCTAATATGCTTCCTGCTACTTACAATGCAAGTAAATACTTATTTGATAAACCAGAAAAAGAATTTAGCATTTATAATAAACAAGATGAAGCTACTTTATCAGGCTTAAGAAACTTAAGAATAGCTCCTAACATGAATGTTTTAAATTCTAAAGAAGCTATAATGAAAAATATGATTTTACAAAACTCTAGAAATACAGGTCAACTATTATCTAACCTTCAACAATTAAATAGTAATTTAGCTACTACAGCAGCACAACAAGCTACTGATATAGACAAAGCTAATACTGATTTAAGAGTTAAATATTTAGATACTTTGAATAGAGTAGGTGATGCAAGAAGAGTAATAGATACTGAAACAGTTAGACGTAATCAAGGTCATAGATTAACGTTTGAACAACATGGTGCAGAAACAATCAAAGGATTAGAAAAAGTATTATTGAATAAAGGTCAATTACATAATAAAGAATTAGAAGATTATATTAAAGAACAAATTTACTTAAATAACTTAACTGATTCTTATAAAATCATGACAGCACCAGATGGAACTAAATACGTACAATTTACTGGTAAACATGGTCCTACTGTTTTATCTGAAGAAGATTTTAAAAAAATGTTTAATACTAGAGCAGGAATACAAGAGAAATCTAAAAGTCGTAAATTAGGTGGTGCATTTAAACCTATACCCATTAAAAGAAACAGTTTATATTCTTAACTAAATAATTAATTATTTATGCAGTGTGAGATAGTTTATAAAAGAAAACCTAATGGTAAACTAACTAATGAAATTAAAGCTGTAATGGCTCCTAACAACGAACCAAGTATTTTATTTGAAGATCTTAAAAATCATTATAAACATCAAGGTAATGCTTTGCGTGCGTATTATACTACACGTATGCCTGAGTTTGAATCAATATTAGCTAAATACGAGTATGATGTTGATAAGAATGGTGAAGTTGTATTAAACAATGGCGTAGTTAATCTCACATTGAATAATCAACTTCGTTATTTAGATTTATTAAAAGGTGAAGTAAGATTAACCCATCCTAAATATGATTTAGATTTGACTTCTTCATTAGATTCTCCTGTAGATAGTTTTACAGATACAGAACCTACAGAAAAAATGGAAACTTATTCTAAAGCTATTATAGGAGCTCAAGCTTCTACTGTAAACAACATAGTATCTAAACTCAAAGAAAGATTTGGAGTTAAAGCAGTATTTATTAATGATATACATAAACAATGGGCTGGTAAGTATTCCAAAGATGGTACAATTATATTGAATGAAGCTTATTTAGCTAATCATCCTGATGCAATGTGGCATGAGTTTATTCACCCTTTAGTAGATACTTTAAGTGTTACTAATAAAGATTTGTATAATAATCTCAAAAAAGAAGTAGATAGAATCTATAACTCTAATAGTCCATTGCGTAATAAGTTAATTAGAATATTTAACGACAGTGAGTATTTAAATGATAAAAATGAGTTATCAGAACATGGTTATAAAGAAGCTATTACTGAATTAGTAGGAATAATGACTACTGAAGCTTATACTAGTAAAGAACAAGCAGATAGAATTAAACCTCTATTTAAAAGATTCATGACATGGTTAAGTGCTTTGTTTTCAAAACTATTTAACCGTAGCGTAGACTTATCAAAACTAGATTCTACTACTACTTTACTAGAATTAGGTTATTTAGTAGGTGCTACTGATTCTAAGTTTGATATTAAAGTACTTAATGAAATAGATCAATATAGAAAAACAGAACCTATTAATGTTGAAAATTTAGCTAAAGCTGGTTATAGTGAAAAGCAATTAGCTGCTGTGAGAAATCTTAATGCTAGTGCTGCTAAAGTAGGTGAACCTATTATGGTACCTATCAATGAATTACCTGTTAAACTTCGTAAAATTTATCAGGATGAAGAACACGTAATGCTTTACGAAAGAAAAGATGGTTCTAGTAAAAAGTATTGGTTAAATCGTGTATCAGCTAGACAAAAAGCTTTATTTCAATCTAATAAAACATATTCAGAAGCTGTTAAAAAATCAAAAGAATTAAAGTCTCAATTAGGTAGAACTATAGGTACTGAGATGCACAGTTACAACGAAGAAATACTTAATACTATTTTAAATGAAATGCCTTTCATGGATGAACATGCTAACATGACAGAAGAAGAGTATGTTAAAACTATGAGTGAAAGGTTTAAGAAAACAGCTACTTATATGAAAATGGTAGAACTTATTAATAGTGATAAAACAGCTTATGCTCATAAATATCGTAAAAAATATGAAAGAAAAAATAATCAAGAACCAGATCCTTTTGACTCTGAAGAATTTGACCCATTTGATTATGCAATGGGTTTTGATACGTTTGATCAACAAGCGTTTGATGCTCAATTTCAAGGACCAGCTTCAGTTAAAAGAACTAGACAAGAAGCTAAATACGTTAGTGATAATTCTGATTTAGATGATGATATTCAAGTTAATGGTATATATAACTACATGAAACAAGTTAGATCTATGTTAAAAATCTACTATCAAGTAAATAAGATTCAAAGAAAAATAGATCCTAAAGTAAAACCTTTGTTCTTACTAGAACAAGTAATATTAGATCCTAAAGCTGAAGAAGTAGGTTCTCCTGATGTTACTGTAATTTTTTCAGACGGTACTTTTAGTTTATATGATCACAAGTTTATAGAATTGAAATATGTTAAAAAAGAGTTTCCAAATCCTGATAAAAAAACTAAAGAGTACATTAAAGCTGTTAGAAAAAGACAAGGTCTAGTACCAGAATATACTAAAACAGGTGATAAGGAAATCAATGATAATTGGTTCTGGGTATTAGATGATTCTCCAGATAATAAGAAACTACTTAATACCAAAACAAAAGCTTATGATACACAGTTAACTAGATACGCTGAAATGTTAAGAGAAGTATATGGTTTAGGTGCGTTAAGAAATGCTCGCATTTTACCTTTTAATGTGTTTTATAGTAAAGAAGAAGTTGTTAATCCTGATGGTACTAAATCTTATCAATTAAAACCGGATAGCAAAGTACAGTTCATATTAACAGAAGAAGATAATCCTATAGCAAATAATTTATTAAGTCCTATTGTTGCTTCACGAGAATCTACTGGTAATGAAAAATTAGATGTTCTTATTCAAAAACTAATAGCTAATAAAGAAGCTCTTGAGAAAGAAATGGCAAAGAAAGGTCTTTGGAACAATCCAGAGTATGTTGAAAGATTAGAAACTCTTACTAAAAATATTATGGATTTACAAATGACTACTAACTATGAAGGTGTAACTAGGTATTTACATGATCTTAATGCTTTAATTAAAGTAGCTGTTGATATTGATGATCAAAATGATCCTCGATATTTGACATTTAAAGGTATAAATTCTTTATTATCTGAAATTGATTTGTATAGTAACATTTTAGATTTCATTAGTGGTTCTGTAGCTGAATTAAAAAAAGTAGATCCAGTAGAAGCTAGTATTTTAGAATCTTCTTTAGGTAACGCTTTGACTTTGATGAATCAAAATAAAGTAGCTTTGGAAAGTTTAATGTTAACAAGATTGACTAATTTTGTTACTGATAATAAGTTTATGACTACTGAAGAGTTTTTAGCTTATCAAAAACAAGAAGATTTAGGAGCTGGTTCTACTTGGTTTGCTCATTTAAAATCTATAAATCATCCTTTGATTGTTACTTTTTCAAGAACAATGGATAAAATTAATTATGAAAGAATAAAGTACGAAAATGATTTACAAAAAAGAATTAAAGAAAGTGTTGATGCTTTGCAAGAATGGGGTAAAAATAAAGGTTTAAAAGGAAGTGATATTTACAAATCTTTAATTGTTTTTAATGAAAATGATAATGATTATGAGTTAATTAAAATGTATGATGTTTCATTATTTAAGTTAAGAAAACAATACTCTGAAAATAAAACCACAGAAGCAATAGAATGGTTTAAGAATACTTTTCATAGATCTACAGAAAAAGATAGAACAGGTCTTTCAGATGAAGATCGTTTTCAAGCTTTAAAGAAAGAAGCAGATGCTTTTTTTAAAGCTAATAGTAAAACAGAAGAAGAGTACAAAAAGAAAATGAATAACTGGTTAAATAACAATGACATTTACTATAATAACGGTAATAATAATGCTTGGTATAATACTTTTATATGGAATTTGATGTCTCCTAAAGAACCATCTAAATGGTATTCTAAAGAGTATTTAGAAATTATTAAACCTGAAAATAAACCTTTATTAGACTTTTATAATTTATTTGTAAACGAAATACAAAGAGTATCAGATGAAACTGGTATTAGCTTAAAAAAATGGTTTATACCTAATGTTAGAAAAACACTTGTTGATAAACTTGCTGAAGAAAGTATGGGTTCGGCTTTAAATCCTGCTAAATTAAAAGAAAAACTTGTTGCTATTAAAGATCAGTTATTAGATCCTCAAGATAAATCTTTAACTATTGCTGGTAAAAATGACGTTAAAGAAATTCCATTATACTTTCAAGATGCTATAGATCCTAAAGAAAAATCTTTAGATTTAGGTAGGTCTTTATTTTTATTTGCAAGCATGGCAAAAACTACTAGCTTATTACAACAACATGAAGACATGATTCTTTCTTTAAGACGTTTAGCTGTAGATACACCTTTTATTACTAAAACAGCGTATGGTGTAAAAACAATTGCAAATACTAATGTTCCTGAGTACACTAAGAAATCTAATCCTAATCTTGTAAAAGCTTTTGATCAATTCATTAATTACTATGTATATGGTCAAAAATTACAAGAAGACTTAATAAATAGTACTGTAGGTCAACAAGCTGCTAAAACAATAATGGCTGCACAAGCTCTTAATAGTAGGGCTACTATGGCATTTAATGCTCTATCTGCTTCTGCTGGTTATTTAGCTTCTAGAGCTCAAATGAAAGCAATGGCAAAAAAAGGTAAATATTATACTGAAGAACAATTAAATGCTGCTACAAAAGCAATGGTAATGGGTCCTTTAGCTAAAGACAATAAGAAAGCTAAATATGTAAATGAATTATTTGATATGTTACAAATAACAGCTGAAGATGTTAGTTCAATAACAGCTAACAAACTGTCAGCTAATAAATTAAGAAAAGCACTAAGAGAAGACTGGAATTATAAACTTCATAAAATGGCTGATGAATCTATTGAAAGAACAATATTTGCAGCAATGTTAATGAACTATGCTATTGATCCTACAGATCCAAGTAGAGTAGATAGAATAGATAAACTTAAAGAAAAATACCCAGATGCTCAAATAAAATCTATATGGGATAGTATAGAAGAAATACCTAATGGTAATGATACTACTATGAAAATTATTGATAATAATGGTGAAGATATTTCAGACATGGCTGTAATGTCTATAAGAAGAAAGGTTAAAGAAATAGCTGGTAGAGTAAAAGGTCAAATGTCTGATGAAGATATAGCTGGTTATAAAACATCTATTATGGGTAGAATGTTAATGAATTATAGAGGATGGATACCAGCTACTATTAATGAAAGACTAAAAAAAGAAGGTTATAATATGACAATGGAAGAGTATGAAATAGGTAGGTGGAGAGCTGCTCTTAACTTTGTTAAAGGTGATATAATAAAAAATACTGCTAAAGTTTTACCAATGATGATACCTTTAATTGGTGGTAGGTTTAATTTAAATTATAATGAAGAACAATTTAGAAAAATGTATGAAGATTTTATATTAGCTAATCCTGAACTTAAAGATAAAGTGTCTTATGATGATTACGTTAAAGAACATGTAGGTCAAGTAAAAGCATTACTAGGTGAGTTAAGAATGTTATATGCAGTAATGTTATTATTACTGTTATTTGGAATGGCTTGGGATGATGATGATCGTAAAAACAATCCTATAGTACATGGTATATTAAGTGTATTAGACAGAACGATATTAGAAATAGGTTTTTACTTACCAATGGATCCTACATTAACAGGTATTAGAGAGTTTACACAAATGTTAACTAAAGCTCCTTTCCCTGTTATTAGTGGTGTTACTACTGTCTATAATATGATTACTAATACTTTTACAGAAGGTATTGATTTAATAACAGGAGCTGGTTGGGATCAAACAACTACTCCTAGATTAGGTAAAAAGGCTTGGACTATTGATACATCACCTATTAAAGACAATACACCATTGTTCTATTACACTAGTAATTTATTAGGATTAAAATCAATAAATAACATGTTAGGTATATTTGGTACTACTGATAAAGATGATACTATAATAGATCATTTGCTTGCAAAACGCTAATATTTGAGTTTTAAGACACTGTAATCACTAAATAATATATACCTATTACTCGGTATTTTAAGTGCTTTAAAAGCTAATTATTTAATAAATAAAGGGGGTTGGCAATCGCCTTCCCCCTTTAATATTTATAACTAATTGTTATTTATTGCACTTAGAGTTTTTAGATTCATCTATCTTTTTATTTACAAGATTTTCTCTAGCTGATAGATCAATAGGTGTATCTAGTATTTCAATATTAGATTCTAAATCTTTATTAAAATCTTCTTTTTTAACAGTAATAGTTAAAGCTACTCCTGTATCACTTGATACTGATAATTTAATATCGGTTTTTGTTTTACTTATTACAGTAGCTTTTTTACCTTTTCTTGGACCATTTATATATTGAATAACAGTATTAGGCATAATGTTACTAAAGGTATATTTAGTGTTAGTTTTTTGTTCTTCATTAGTTTTTTGTTTATCATTAAGTGTATATCTTTCTACTTGCATTGTTTTGTTAAAAGCTTTAGAAGACATTCTTACTTCTATACCGTCTTTGTAACGCAATTTAATAGTGTTATTAGTTGTATCTTTTTCTATAACACTAGCTACATTACCTTTCGATAATGACATAATTTTATCTCCTACGGATACTTGACTAAAATAGTCAGTTAATTCATTTTGAATTTCAGTTAACGTTTTAGTATCTTTAAGATTATGATATGATCTCATAAGATTACCATTATCTCTTAATGGTACAATATTAGGTGAATTATTAATTAAGTTTAAAGCTTCTTGAAAAGTTTTAGCGTTTCTAACTTCTGTTCTCAACTCATAAAAAGCTTTAAAATCATAAGCAACATTTTGAGGATTTTTTTCATCAGTGTTAATACTGGGTTTAAAACCTACTTTAATATTTCTATCAATACCATTGATATTTACAGTTAAATTACCCATATAGAACCCTGTAAAGTTAGTCTTTTCTTTATCCAATTTTCCTTTTCTTTCATAACTAATAGTTTCGTATAGTTCGTCATTTACTCTATCTACTTTAGTAAATTTTCTAGGTTCAGGTACCATTGGTATAGCGTCATAGGATCTTGCTATAAACTCTTCCATAAATCTTTTGATAATAGTATCTTGCAATTGCTGAGGCATATTATCAAAATTATCCCAAGCATCCATTTTCAAACTATTAATGTCTGCTTCATTAATAAGACTCACAAAACTATTGTTATTATTACTGAAACCATTTTGTACTATTGAAAGTCTTAATAAATCATTATATAACTCTGGGAATAGTTTTTTAATACCATTAAGATCTGAAATATAACTACTAGCTGTAACTGGATCAATTAGTCTGTTATTATAAGAAATATAATCAAAAGGTGTTACGTCATTACTTATATATTTCTTATTAAGAAAAGATTCATAACTAGTAAGTTGTTGATCAGATAATACAAACTGTAACTCTTTAATAAAATTATTATTTTTTAATTTATAATACTTTTTATACTTATTAGGAAGTTTATCAACAGCTTTAGGATCTTTCATTATAGTACTTAGAAACTCAGGTAATGATACTTTTACTACATTACCGTTATCAATAATTTCATATTTACTTTTAGGTCCAGATACCATTAACTCTTCATAAGTATATTTAGGATCATTTTTAATACTAACAAGAGCTGCTGTAAAATCTTGTTCTATTTTAGTAGCTAGTTTACTTACATTTTCTTCACTTTTATCTTTAGTAAATTCTGTAATCTTATTGATCAAAGCTGTTTTCATAAAGTACAAATTATCTGTAGTTTGAAACTTCATTTTTACATCATATACTTTAGAAATCTTAGTAACAGCTTCGTTAGGTTTATTAACGATAGTATCTTTAAGTATTTTATCACCGTTAACAAATGCTTTTAATTCTTTTAAGAATAATCTATTTTTTTCTATTTCAGTAATACCTTGTCTATTCTTAGGTACACCTTTAGTGTCTTGATTTGTAGCTCTAATAAGTCTTTGTAAGAAACCAGACTCTTGTTGGTAAGTTAAGTATAAATCAAGTATTTTAGCTTGAAACTCTATATCAGCAGGATTAGTACTGTTTTTATTTAACATATGATATCTTAATGTTTCTTCTGTAAAATCTTTTGGATCATATCCAGTACTTAATTCTGGTTCTGTACCATCGTGTTCAATACTAACGTCTTTTAGAGCACTGCTTTCTTTTAAAGCTTTTTCTGCAATAAATAAATTAAGCAAATCAGTTTTAGTCTTTAAAGAGATTGATATAAAACCAGATAAAGCAGTATTAATTTCATCTTTACTCATTTTATCTAAATCTTCAATAGCAATAAGTTTTCCTTCAGAGTTCTTTAAAGTATAACCCATTTCTAGTAACGTAATAGCATGAATATAAGCATTAGATTTAAAAATACCATTTTGTCTAGCAATATTATTCATGTACTTACGTTTATTTTCTTGATATTTTTTGATAACAGGTTGATTAAGAAACTTAGAAATCCAACTGTATGGAGCACCAGCTCTAATCAAAAAGAACTGAACATTTGCATTATCTGAACCAGCATTTAAATCAAAAATATAAGGATCTTTAGCAACATCTACGTAAGAGTTAACTAATGAAGATAATGTTTCACTAATTAAGTTACCTTCACTATCTGTACTTCCAGCAAATGATGGCCATCCATCAAAAGTATTATGAGGAAAAACCCAACTTGATTTACCTTTTTGCCATAATTTATAATGAACATTAGCTGCCATTGCTAACTGATGATGTGTAACGTGTACTGCTGTTTGACCTACACCAGCTTTACCAGATAAGAAGTATAGAAACTTATCTATATTAATTCTAGATTTAATAGCATTATTAAATGCTTTAGTTGCTTTACTGTTTTTAGCTACCCATTGTTGTTTATACTTATCATAAATAACAGCACTGTCCATTATAAATTGTAAAGATGTTTCGTTAGCTTGAGTTTCATTACCAATAAAGCGATAAGCACCGTTTATTAATTTAACTTTGTTTTTATACTTATCTGAGGTAAGTAACTTATTAATTTCATCATAAGCAGCTTTCATTTCTTGAGAATTACTTTCCATAAATCTTACATCCCATACATAACCATTATCAGCAGATTTAAGATTATCATCACTAATCGGTGATAATAACAATCTATGGTTAAGTTTATGAGACATAATATCTACGTGTAAATCAATCATTTTATCTTGTAATTGCTCTTTAGTATTTTGACGTTCAATAGGTAGTTTTTTAAAGTCTTCGTAAGAAAGTATAAGTTTATTATCTACTAGTATTTTAACTTTTTCAGATTTTAATTTATCAAGCTTTTCTTTTAAAGTTTCTGATGTATTATTTAAAGTTTCACTTAACTCTTTTATAAACTCTATTTCGTCTTTTAATAGAACTTCAGTAGGCGATGTCATTACCATTTGAATACCTTCATAAGTGTAGTTAAGTAAAGTTAGTTTTTCAAGAAGATTCTCGTTCTTTTTATCATTAAGAATATTTTTTAATTTTTCATCCATTTGAGCAGAACCTGTATTTAACTCTAAGGAGTTGTCATTCATATAAGCTATTAATGTTTTAGTAATTTCAGAGTACTCTCTTACCTTTTCTAAACCTTTTAGTTTTTCTTCTTTAAAAAAGTTTTCAATAGCTTTATAAATAGTTTGTAATTCATCAGGTAGTTGTTTGAATACAGATTTACTCATATTAGTAGCATACTCAATAGCTTTTTCTTTTTTACTTCTAAATTGTTTAGTATTATCTTTAAGTAAAGTTTTTAATTCTTTTATTTGATCTTTTATGTCTTTAACGTCAAGTTTACTATCTGCAAGCTCAATCTTAAGTTCAAAATTATCATCCTTTGTTAACTTAACAGAATTAACATATCTATCGTATCTAAGTTTAGTTGCTTCATCACTAGTATCTGAATCGTATTTAGAAAATATTAAACCATCTTTACCTACTTTGTAATTTTTAAAGTAAAGTGTCATTTTATCAATATCAAAGTCAGAACCAGCTTTAGCTACAATTTCACTAGGTACTACTAATGTATCACCAGCATAAGGTGGTAAAAATTTTCTAACTCTTAAGAAATCAGCAGAGTTTAAACCTTGAGTAGGAATACGAAAACCTACAATAGTAATAAGATCAAGAAGTTTGTTTTCATATTCAGTTAACTCTACATTTTCACCTCTTTCTTCTTTAGCATATAGTTTCTCAAAAAGATTATCAAGATCTTTATTAACATTAACCAATATATCATTAATTAATACTACATCATTCTTAGAAGATAATTCGTAATGCTTTGCAAACCAATTTAAAAGTTTACCATCATTAGGTAATTGGTAATATACTTCTGCAGGTAAGGTTTTGGTTTTATCATGATTCATTCTATAAAACTTTAAAACCTTTTCATTTGATATACCAATTTCTCTTTTATTTAATTCCCAACCAGTTACAGCAGTTTGAGGTGCACCAATACCTTTACGCTTTTCTCTTACTACTCTATTTTGAATAATAGCAAAGAGTACATTTTCTACTTTTTCTTTATCAGCTAAAAAGTCTAGTAATATTTCAGGTTCAGACAATCTTTGAATAGTTTTAATAACATTTTCATTGTAACCTCTATCTACAGCCATTCCTGTAACAATTTCAGCTAATTTCTCTAAACCTTCATCTTGCATTTTATAAGTACCTGTTTTACTATCATAAGTAATGCTTAATTCTTTCATTAAGTCATCAATCATTTTTTGATATAACTCATTCTGAATATTAATGTACTCTTTACTAATTCTATAAAACTCTGATTGATTAAGCTTTTGTTGTTCTGTTAGTTTATTCCACATTTGACTAATAGTTTCAATACTATACTTAGAATTAGCAAGTCTATAATCAGATGGAATACCATACTCAGACATGTTAGATAAAATAAGTTTTCTTAATTGAGTACCTACTGTAGATTCTTCTTTAAGAACTGGTTTCATATCTACTTGAACACCAAACATGCTGAAAGAACTAGTTTGAGGTCTGCCATCATCCATCTTTTCATTAAAGTTCATTTCCTTATCATAAATAGCAGTTTGTTTACCTTCTTTATTAAGAAGAGCTCCAATTTTTTTATTAGCAGAATCATAAACTAACATATCAATACCTTTAGATAGCATAAAGCTATTAAGTTTAGAAAGCACACTATCTTCTCCTAACATTTGAGGTATTAAAGGTAAAATAGAATGTTTGTACATTAAAGGTACTGATAAAGTTCTATCTATTTCATTAGCACTTGGTATATCATAAGTAGTTTGATCTTGATTAAGATGACCTGTTCCTAATGTTTTTAATTTTCTAAAATAACTATCAATATTCACCATATCTTGTAAAGTAAGAGGTTGATTGGTCATCAACTTACCATATAACATTTCTTGTTCAGCTGTCCAATCACCAGCTCTTACTAAAGTTTCTTTGTACATAGGTAAAGTCATATAAGACTCACCATCCATTTCAGTCATATCTTCATAAGCTTTTAAAAACATTTTAACTTTACGAGCAAGTTTAAAAGGATCTTTCATACCATCTTTGAAATAAAACTCATGAAGAACATGTTCTGCAAATTCACTTAATCTAAGCTCATCTTTATTTATTTCATTACCGTTTTTATTAATAAACTTCATTTCATATTTGTCTTTAGTACCTGTAATTATTACTTTAGCAATAGAAGCAAATAGTTCTTCATTTTGATCTTTAACTAGTATAGCTTTAACATTAACATCCTGAGCTAACAAAGTAGTAAAATTACCGTCATATTTTTTATTAGACATATGATGATCTATTCTAAATCCATAACCAGGACTTAGATATAATTCATCATTTGCATCAAACATAGATGCTATTTCTTTAACTTTAGAAGCATCATAATTAGCATTATGTAACTTTATTAAAGTATTAGAGTCTTTAATAACTCTAGTAGTTACTTTTCCATCTTTCTTACCAATAACTTTAATAAAGTTAGTAGAATTTAATGTGTCATTTAAAGCAGTATAATCTACTGAATTTTTCTTAGTACCATTAAAAGGTCTAACGCGTTTAAAGAAGTTATCTTCATTACTAAAGAAAGCATGATCTCCCATAAAGAAATGAGTAATATCTGCTTGAGAATATTGATATCTCATTTCAAATGTTCTGATAATTTTTTCAAGACGTTCATCGCTTTTTAAATCAGCAAACATTTCATTTTCCCATACTTCTTTAGTTATAGCTATAGGTCTACCATCATTAGCTTTAATGGTACCACCAAATTTAGCCATATGTTTAATTGTTTCTTGAGCTTCTCTTACAAAATAAGCTTTAATAGCTGCTGTTATATTCTTTTTATTTTCATTAACAAACTCTTCAATAAAAGCTCTAGGATTACCCATTTCTACTGTATAAGTACTCATATACTCTTCTAAAGCTTTACGCATATCAGGTATGCTTTTAGAAGCAGCTAGCATATGTTTACCTTCTTCACCTGAAAATAATCTCCATTTATCACCTAGTTTACTATATGAACCAATATCTTTACCTTGACCATAATGTTTAAATTGAATAATACTAACAGCTTCATTTACTAGCATGTTTACAAAATTGCTAATAAGAACAGCTTCATCAGGATATTTTACAACTGTATTAGTATTAGGATTAAATATTCTAAATACATTTTCTACAACACGGTCTGCAGCTCTAGGTAATATCATATAATCATTCATTACCAAATCTATAGTAGTAGTAATTTTTTCAAGAGGACTCATATCTTTAAAAACTGTACCTCCATTACTTACACTAATACCATTTTGATAACCAATTTCAATTTTATTACCAGCTAGTATCTCTTTAGCAATTCTAGTATTATGAATAAAAAGAGTATTTAGTCTTGGTAATCTTTTCTTTAATTCTTCTTTCTTTTGTTCAGGAGTTAAATTAGAATTACTATTTACAACATTAACTACATTAATAGTATCACTAAGTTGATGATTAATTACAATACCATAATTAGTTTTACCACTAGCAGATAGAAACTGATTATCAGGAGTTAAATTAGTACTTAAGTAATGAGCATCAATAAACCAATCCATGTGTTTTCTAAGTACTGCTACACTAGGATCTTCTTTAGCTCTTTTATACTTAGTAGATGCTGGTAAATTATAACTAGATCCTTCTATGTTATTTTTGAGCATTTTAGAACGCTCAGTTTGTAATACTTTAAGTACATTAGGTAAAAAGAATGAGTGAATCATTCCACCTTTTTTATTCTTAATAGCATTAATCAAAGCTTTTTTAACACCAGTATTAGTGTTAAAATCTACATCATTAACTATAGTGTTTTCTAGTTTAGAATACTCTACATCTAGCATCCGGATATTCATTCCTTCAGGAGCTAGTTTAAGTGTACTTAGTAACTGACGTAAATCAGTATAATACTCTTTAGTAAAGAGTTTAGAAGGATCACTATAACTATTTAAAAAACTATTAATAGCGTTTTCTAAACTTACTATAGTATCAGGTGTAATTACTTTACCTAAATTTTTATTTAAAGTTTGATGAGTAGCAAAAGAGTTAATCAATTCATTTCTTATTCTATTTTTTTGTCTAATAACGTCTTGT